TTACCCTCCGCCACCGAAAACACCGCCGCGAATTAACACTGCCACGACATAATTTTCTTCATGTTCAGCGAGTTTTTTTCCGCTGACCCATTTTTCAAAGAGTGTATAAAAATCCTGCCCTGACCCCGGCGGACGGAATACTGCCCCCAGATGTGTGACCGCGCCATAGGGATCGGCCGCGATAACGCCCGCCCCTGCGGTTAAATCAGAAAAGGCCGGATACCAGGTATCCACTGAGCGCAAAGCATTGCCGATTTTTTGTGAATGCATTCCCGCAGTGCCGTCAATATGGCAGAGTATCCGGCTGCTCCCCCCCTTTCTTTTATTCATCACAAATTCACAACTGGGATAAATTTCCTGCCCTTTTCCGGTTATCACTCTGGCTGAAACAGCCAGTAATAATGCACCATCATCACAACTCAGTGCTGCGGCAATATGTCTCCCCAGGTCGCCGGCTATATTATCCGTCTGCTCAAAATGACGAAGGCTGTATTTGCGTGCATCAAATACCCACTGCTGTTTTTTTTCCGCGCTGAGATTATCCACAACCACCTCAATATGCTCTGCGCCAACCAGGTTCCGCCATAAAAAACGGCCGCAGGCAATATTATGTGCATACCGCCGCGCAGGCTCCCGGCAATGTTCTCTTTCCAGATAATCCGTTATTACTGCCTGATAGCGCTGACGGAAGATTTCATTATTACAGGCAGCCGGATATTTCAGCCCGCCGGTAATCTTCAGTGTGAACCGGAATAAAATCACATTCTGTTCAGCTCCCAGCATGCAGTAATCCATAGACCGGATATTAGGATCATGAATTTTTTGTCCGGATATTTTTTCCTCTTTCCCCCGGTTTTTCCGGCGGAAAGCAAATGTCCCCCGGGCAGTTCTCGTCTGTATTGTCAGCGGAGTAACCCGTGAATCCGGATGCTGTGATGTTCCGGAAAAAATACCGTCAGAGGGGATCAGTTTTTTTGAAAATGATAAAACAGACGGTATATTCCTGAGCCCGGTCATTTTCTCTTTCCTGTTAATCGTGTTTACCTTGCTGACACAGATAAAGATTCCCGTCAGATAAATAGTGATAACCCCACAACATATCCGAAGGATGCCGCAGTTTATCTACCGGCCGGAATTCCCCTAAAGTAATAACACTTTCCGCAAAACGGTGTGGTATACCTTCTGCCCTGACATTTTTCGCTATTCCCGGCGGGGAAAGCCCCTGATATCCGGTGACGATCGGGATCAGCACTGTACCCGGAGCAGTGGTATATTTCAGTAATGCCGCCATCGCATCCATTCCGCTGTTCATTGCATTGACCATGACATCCCGCCGCTCCAGTAATGCATATCCCGGAGCAATACATTGCCGCACTTCACACCATCGCATTTTACTGTCAGGAAAAGGGCCGGTCTCCTGTTTACCTGAATCTGTAATATCGCCACCGGCAATTTTCAGCATGTTTATTGCTTCAGATACTACAGTAATGAATTCCTTATTTTTATCCTGTATATTTCCGCCACAAATAAACAGTGAAACATTGAGATGACAATATACGTCCTCAATCAGCGATGGATTTCTGCCTTTTTTATCCGGTGGTTTCCGCCTGTTTAATGCGGAATACATTATTCCGCTGGGTTCCGCATACAGTTGTAAATGGCAATGGTGACAAATAATACCGGTATAATTAAACCTGACTAACGGAAACCCTTTTTTCCTCACTTTTCGCTCAAGCGCATGAATAAATCCCAGCCAGGCAGTAACTGCCGGAAAACCGGCTATCAGTGCACCGGATAACGCATTGGCATCCCGGATAAGAATATTTTTCAGCAGCAGATAATTAATGGACACAGTAATGATCTCCGGCAGTGACGGCTCCCGGCGGGACAGATAATAATAAACAGGCTTTCCCTTTATTCTGCATATTAAGTGCAGAAATATTTTGTGGTTTAGACCCGCCAATATGAATCACAACAAGATGACCCGGGAATATACCGGATTTACCAAGCCGGTGGTATAACTCAAATAATAACCCCGATGGTGTCAGAACTGACAGTAAATGATAACCCGCATTACATTCTTTACCCGGCACGGGGAAAAAAACCTGTTTTATCTTTGAATTTGTTGACGGTACGCCCTCTCCGGAGAATATCCGTAAAAAACCGGCCCGCAACTTCCGGTAATTTTCACTGCCCAGAATTTTCTTTGCCGTTTCACTTTCCTCACACAAATGTGTCAGTAATGTTTTTCCATCCTGCATTTTCAGCATCAGAAACGTATATATTTCCAGTGCAGCAGCATTACCCTCAGCATCCTGCGGAACAACCACATTACCGGATCGCAGAAAGCCATCATTTTTCTTTTTAACCTCCGCCAGTATCGCTCCCGCTTTGCCATAGCGATTCCTGCGGGCACAGGGATGTGTAAAAGCAAACGGATGTGTCGTCAATGACAGTTGTTCCGCGCGTCCGGCGGCATCGGACAGCCATTGCAGACGCGAAAACTCAGGAATTTTTTTTGACTCCTGATATTTTGTAAAAAATGCAGTAATTTCCGGGTCCGGCATAGAATATCCTTTTCTTAAAATAATTTAATTTGACAATAATATTGAAAATTCAATCCGGCATTGAATGAATCTTCATCAACTGACGGGATATTTAATATGTCTTTGAAAGGGAATTGTCTACCAGCATTGTGATTTTTACGTACCGGTGTTTTTTTTTTGCGATCTGAATGGAATTTAATAAATAAAATTAACAGCAATAATACAAAAACGGCATATCCGAAAAGATATGCCGTAATTATTAAATATTTATTTCTTTGCTGGCTTATTGTTTTTAAGCCAATCCTGCATCTGCTTTATTTCCGGTCCCTGTGCATCAATAATGTCCTGAGCTAACTTACGCATTTCCGGATCTGAACCATACTTCAGTTCAATTTGAGCCATTTCAACAGCTCCTTTATGATGTGCAATCATACCTTCAGCAAATGCAATATCCGCATTTTGCTCAGATAATGTTTTTGCCATATCATCATGCATACGCATCATAGAATCACCCAGCTCTTTCTGCACCGGAGTGGTAACAGCATGCATATCACCACTTAATAATACCGGATTTGCCACGGCACCGAATGTCATAACGCCGGATAACAGAGCAGTGAGAATAAGTGTTTTTTTCATGATTAATTCCTTTTTCGTATTTGGTTGATGGAATTAATCATAAAGGTTGCCCTAAGGGAAAGGTCAATGTGATAAGAAATAACTTTACCATATTTACATTTAATAAAGCTCTCTCCACAATGTCTGAACAATTCAGATATTATTCTGTCAGTCGGGCATCAGTATTAATGCAGGTACTAAAAAAATAATGAAAATAATAAGATAACCCAATACCGCGCCAACACGGCTCTTCATCCCCACAAGAGAAGGCTTTACCAGACCTGCAGCTGCGGCAACAAGCGCCAGTCCCGCAATAACCATTAAACCATCTTCCATATATCCTCCGTTCACCTTTTCCTGCAGGTAATTCTGCGTATGACATTGAACCTTGCCGCTAAGGCAAAGTAAAGTTCTTAAAAATCACAATATTTTGATGGCAAAGCAAGAAGATGGTGATTAAAAACGCAGTCAAAGGAATACAGAAAAGAAAAAACCGGGCGTTATCCCCCGGTATTATATGTGCAGTTATTCTTCGTCCGGTTCTGCAGTAGCCGGTTCCGGCATATTTACCCATTCAGCATCCGACAGATGCTGTTCCCGGAGTGCTTCTTCATCCAGCCAGTTTATGACATATCTGGCGCTGTGCTGAGTAACAAAACCACAGTTATCACAGATAAGACGATAATAATAATGGTTTATACTGTCTGCCGGAATCCCCGGAGTGTGGTAATAAAATGTGACGAACGTACGCGGAGGTTTGTTATCCAGCCGGTCCTGCGCTGTCGTATAGTTTGTTTCATCTATAACCTGCCTGCCATTATGCCCGCACATCAGACACGTGGTTTTAACTTGCTTATCATTCAGATAATGAAAAAAACGCGACCCTGTCACCGTTTTTAAGCGTTCCACAAACTCCCGGATCTGAACATTATCCGGTGATGAATTATCCATCATACACCTCTGGCTTTGTATTGTTATTCCGTTTTTCAATATAAACACCATCAAATATTATATATTATTTATGCACTCATGACTGACTAAAGTCAGACACATGATATTTTCATTTTCACTTGTTTACTTTGCCATTTCTCCTTTTCCGGTATATCCCGCATAAAAATAATAAAACCACTTCACTTTAGGACCAGATATTTACATAAGATCACTAATTGATTAATCTTAAGAAGAGGCAATCAATAAAAGGCTATTTTTGCATAATGAAACAGTTATTTTCGGTGTTATTTCTGTGGAGCATCTCCCTTTCTGCTTCAGCTGATACCGGTCCGGCTGTACTGCGCTCTCCACCGGATGCAGCAAATGCAAAATTGGTAATTTCCAGCCTCAGACAGGCAAAGATCACGCTGGATAACCCGTTGTTTTCAGAGTTTAACGATCTGGCATTTGATGCCATGCATAATAAAAATTACACATCCGCTATCAAATTCTTTTCTGAGAATATGCTTCGTTATCCGTCACCTCAGATGATTATAAATTATACCGATGCAAATCTTATGATGCTGACGGATAATAAGAATACCCCGGGCAGCTGCGCCCCTTCCGGTGAGGATTTACAAACAGCATTGCGTTATTACCATTCCGCTCTGCTCACTGATAATACTGTTAATTTATTATCCTGTGATGAAAGAAAAAATCTGACTGAGAAAATCACCTGCCTTGAGGCATTTCAGAAAACACCGGCACCTGCAGAATTCAGGTGCCGGATATTACATCCGGGGTCATAACAGCACAGTAATTTTTGTGCTGTTATAATTTTCTGACTTCATCGATAGCATTATAGAGCTCAGGAACAATCTCTTGTCTGTACCCTTCTTCTATCATCTCAAACGCCTTTTTTCTGGCGGCTGCTTTAGTTGCGCTATCCGCTGAGATATCCTCAACCAGCATATCCACCGCTTCATTCATTTCTTTCTTACAATTCTTATACGCGTTATCGGTAATTGTTTTTTTGCTGTCAGTGGTTGTCAGTGCCTGCCCGGCAGAATAACGGATAAGGCAGTTTCCCCATTTTTCAGACATCCCGTCTGTTGCACTGTTATTTGCCGGTGCCTGACAGCCGCCAATCAGCATAATTCCCAAAATCAAAAATAAACTTTTTTCATGTTCATCCCTTAACGGAGCTTTCCGTGTCTGTCCCCGGTCATCAGTGGTTTTAGTATTATAGTGATATTAGCAAAGAGAATTGGCGATATGGAATAGGATTTGACCTGATGAGAGAACTGATACCTCTGTATTTTCTGTGCTTCATTCCGGTTCAATTCTGCAGCGACTTATGCCCTTTGAGCACACCGTTATCATCAAAGATAAATAACATTCCCTTTCCTGATGCATCCTGACAAACCATGCCGTCTGCGTTCGTGCTATCCGTAATGCCCTGACAGGCCATATTACTGACATAAGGGCGCAACTGACATTTCAGTGTCCTGCCATCCATGATTTTAAGATGCCCTGACGCTGCAATCTCATCAGTGGATGGCTCCGGGCAAGTACCACTTCCCCAATTAGTCCCGTGATTATTATCAAACGCAGAGCAGCCTGACAGTAAGGTACTAATCAAAATGGTCATAATGTATTTATTTTGCATGATTTATCTCTTGATTACTGGTCTGAAAATTCCGGGTTATCATTTAATCATCAAACTATCGCCGTGGGTAGGGGGTTGTGTTTAAGCGAAATGCCGATGATCAGAATGGGTTATAAAACTGTGAGATATGGATGCTGCCGGTACTTAAGAGAGATTTCGGTGAGTATGAGCGGGGAAAAGTGAAGTGTTATTTTAAGCACAAAAAAAGCGACCATAAAGGTCGCTCTCTTTTAACGCTAACTCACTGATAAATCAATGAATTCTTATATGGTGCCCAGAGCGGGACTTGAACCCGCACAGCCTTGCGGCCGAGGGATTTTAAATTCATTGCTTATTATATGAATATCAATTAGTTAACGGAAATATTCACAATATAAGATAATAAATCATGTGTTTATTATCAATATAATAGCTCGCTGTACGATGAAATATTGTGAATGTTTTCCCTTTATACTGCATTATATTCCGGAAATGATTTATGTGTATTAGCTCAGATTTAATCTGACACAGCTACGGCACAGATCTAAACCTAATCTGACAGGCCGCTTTGTGCCAAAATCGGACTGATATTTTCCTGTTCGACCGCATTAGGTAAAACCCGTAGTTTACCGGCAATCAAAACCTTACCAGTATCTGGATTTGATAGCTACCTGCTATAAGCGAGATCACTTTATTGAATTATAGTGATCTATTACTTTTTCTATGCGTTCTAAAAGATGAGTAAACCGTGAAAAATCAATAATACTTTTCTGCGCCTTAACAATATGCGTCGCAAACGCTTCTTTACTGAGGTCATTAACTGTGTCACGGTCGGCGACCGTATTAAAACACTTTCCTTTATGTTCCCTGAGCCGATCAGCATCACTAAAGAAATACTCAATATCAGTCTCAGAGCTTCCCGCTCCCTGAGGTGTGAGCACCAGATAAAGATTGCAAAAAATATGAACAAATTCAGACTGACGGATGTCGGCCACACCTATATTCGCTGGGAAAATACCAATGCCCTTAACTCCTTTAATATAATTAATCATGTTATTAGGCCCGGAGTCATTATCCACGAATATAATTACTGGGTGCGATGGTTTAGGTGCTTTGTAAGCATTAAACAATTTTTTGTAATTGGCTACAAAATCCTTCAGATAATCACCACCACCAAAAAGCTCTAATAAGTATCGGGTTCGCTCATTATATTTGAAAAACTGAGTCAAAGCCTTATAAGGCTCTGTGGCACTTTTCCCAGTTGCCAGTTTCGGGAATTGGACTGCTAGCTTCCATATTGCTGACTTTAAATAAGTATTATCAGTCTGACCTTCAGTAAGAATCGTAGGTTTGGTGTTACCATAGAACCAGCGATAAAAAAGAAACTTACTAAATGTTGTCTCTCTGGACGTATGTAAATAACGCCTTATTGAAGAGTCTTTTTTTTTGATAGCGTCTTTTTTTAAATGATATTTAGGATTTAACTTTTCGCCCTGACGAAGCCGGTTATAATGATCAACCTGGTCAATGAAAGTCAGTTTTCCTTCGAGCCTGTGAATGTTGCCAGTCACCTCAGCGCCATTTATCGTCTCTTTAAACTCCCCCGTATTAAACAGATGATTGCACTGAGCGCGCACAAGCCGCCAGTATTCTTTTTTAGTATTTGGTTTTTTATTTACAACTAACCCCGTAACTTCCTGCCGGGAGTCTTTGTATTGATCCCTCGTTTTAGATTCATTAATCGAAAATCCTGAACGGGCAATCTCTCTTCTGATGATCCTCCCTGCAATAAAAGTGTGATTATCTGATTTTGCTACAGAAGAGGGTATATTTTCCTTCCTGGTTGAAAAAGTTATATCGTCTGCATATCTCGTATACGTACATGAATGTTTTGCGGCAACCGCCGCTAATTTAATATCTAAAGCATGAGTGATTAAATTAGAAATAACGGGTGAGCACGGACTGCCCTGAGGCAATTCATTATTATAACAGGCTATTTTTGCAATCACCGTGGCTATTTCTGGTTCAAGCAAAAAGTTTCTGTTTTTAATGAAAAAACCTCTCACCCTTCCGAAATTAAAACTCCCGAAAAAGTTTTCTAAATCAATATTGAAGACATGCTTTTTCCCTAAATGCATCATTGCGTTGGTAATAATTGAACGTTTTCTTTCAAATCCATGCGAAAGCGAGGGCTGTTTTGTTTCTGATCCAGAGCACTTCACTTTTAAAAAAAGAGCGTTTTTTGCTTTTTGCCTCGTTATCTCTGAATCGGGGAACTTTAGAAAGATAATTTCATCCAGGCAGTCAAGTAATAAATCTGAAAGGGAGGATTGCAGTTTTTTTAGCATTCCTGATGGAGCGCTGATAATTCTTTTACCCCCGTTTCTCTTGGGGATCTCGAATTGTACGTATTGATTTTCAGGCTTAACGATATATAAGCAATGTGTTAATGCAGAAGGTTTTACGCCTAAAATCCTTGCTAAATCCGGCTTTGTCTTTGCCGATTTTAATAATAAAAGTCTATTCACTATACGTCACCATTTAAAAATGGTTTATGGGCACTCTTACGCAAACTTGACAAGAACCTAAGAAGCGCCAGGACAATAAGTTCCTGAAAGGGCAATCCTACCGGACATTTTTTTCACTGATCGCGAAACGCGACCCAAAATCTGCCCATAAACCATCCTCAATATATCAAAAATCGGGCGAGTTGCAATTTCTCTGTTCCTGCCCGACTGACATTTTGTGATTTCAGCAGCATCTGCTTATTGTACAGAGGGATGTTGTTCACATTTCACGACCTAGTCGCCCTTGATGTTTTTTCTTTCCTTTCGGTGTTAGGTGGAGTTAGAAAATGTAATTGCTGATATTAATCAAATGTCCGCTGTTCGCTCAAAGCAGACTGTCAGATTTGATTGTGTGCTGCTAGTGAAAACTATCAGATCAAGTCTGAGCTAATACAATTTATGGCACGTAGTTATACCACGTGCCTTTTCTTTTAGTCCGCTACATAAACAGATGACCACTCCATGAATTGACCACCTACTGACTTCAATGTCCTTCCTGCATTTTGTGTGCATACAATACCATATCCGGTATTGCCCTGGTGAAACTGAGTTCCAATATTGTCAACCGGTGGCATGCATACTGTGGTCCAGTGAATCCCGCCGGATCCTGTCAACTGGAAATAGAGTTGCTTACCTCTGACATCTTCTGACATGGATATCGAGCTGCTGGCATTTCCGGCACCACCAACTTTTCGCCAGCCTTTCGCTGCTCCTTTTTTCTCATAACGCCCATCACTTTCGGCTTTTGAATAACTGTAACCCGACGTCTGATAACTTCCTTTCGGTTGATATTTATTATCAGATTCAGCTTTTGAATAGCTGTAACCAGCCGCCTGATAGTTTCCCTTTGGTTGATACCGCTGATCCCCCTCAGCTTTGGTGTAACTTTCACCTTTTACCGCGTAGTTTCCCGCTGGGGCGTAGTTACCTTTCGGCTGAAAATTACTGTCAGATTCGGCTTTTGAATAGCTGTAACCCGCCGCCTGGTAGCTTCCTTTTGGTTGATATTTATTATCAGATTCTGATCTGGTATAACTTTCGCCTTTTACGGCGTAATCCCCGGCAGGTGCATAACTGCCCTTCATTTGATACCGCTGATCCCCTTCCGCTTTGGTGTAACTGTCGCCTTTCAGGGCGTAATTACCAGCGGGTGCATAATTACCTTTCGGTTGGTAATTGGTGTCAGATTCAGCTTTTGAGTAGCTGTAACCGGCGGGCAGGTAATTACCCAGCGGCTGAAATTTCTGGTCACTTTCCCCTTTGGTGTAGGCTCCGACCTCCCCGGCGGTCATATCCGCTTTCAGTTCCGTCCATGCAGCACCGGCAGCCGGTTCGGTATTGTTATTTTCAATCTTTGACTGCCAGGCTTTTTTATTGTGATACACGACACTGCGGATGGCATAGGGTTTACCCTCTTCCGCCCACACCGGCATTCCGAACGCCTGTATTTCCCCGACTGCACCGGTAATATCATGGAAGAGACTGTTCATCTTCTCGCGTTCGATATCTTTGGCGGCCGGATCCGTCGCCTGGTCACGTTCATAATCGTAGCCATAGCCCTGAGTATAAGACAGTGAACCGTCAGCCTGTACGTCATCAGGCACAGCAGTGCGATCCCCTTGTGTTGCAAAGGGGATTTTAAATATTTTTGTCATGGGGGATTATTCTCCGAAGTTACTTTCCAGGAAGTTTTTACGGTGTTCGCCGTGGCCGAAAGCTTTTTTCGTCACAATACGGTATTTGACACCCACCCCGGACGGGCGCGGCATCAGGTCAAAGTTTTCCAGCAGAACGCGCAGACGCTCATCCGGATTAAAGTTGAAAACGTAGTACATGTACGTCATATCGAGCGGATCCAGCACAAAGACTTTACTGTCCTCATTCCAGAAAAAACGCTTAAGAAATTCATTGATATTGGTGACAGTCGGGCTTTGGGTCAGATTAAAGTACCGCATCCGGATAATCAGCCGTTTCTGCTCCGGTGTCAGCGACAGGGTGTAATCGGCATTACGCCGGAAGTTTGCCCGAAAATTGGCTTTCTTTTTCCCGAATCCGACACCGATTTTTTCTTTTTCACTCGGCGGGATATCGATCCCCAGCGGAACATCGAGGATACGGGACCATACCGACAACCCGAAATCACCGGCCGTATCGATATTAAACACATCGCGGTACCAGTTCTGCCAGAAACTGACGGTTGCCCGTTCAAACCAGTCCGATTTAAAACGGGCCAGCGCTTTCAGATTATCCGCTCCTTCGTACTGCCACAGGATAGCCCTCAGAAGATCGGAGTGAAATGTTAACTGCTGAATAGTCTGTGTCATACAAATACCACCTGCACCGCACTGCGGCTGATTCCGGCAACCTCAGTCAGCTTTACCGGGTAAGTATCGGATGACCAGTCCGTGCCGTTGGTTGACAGTTCCACCCGTGTGACAAACAGACGAGGCTCAGAAGCATTAATACCGGCCGATATTTCAAACGGGGAAACTTCGCGGCCGACAACCAGCCCGCCATCCCCTTCGGTTTCGCCCCGGGCCCATGACTCAACCGCCGCCGGAATAACCGTCTGCGCATCCAGTGATGTTTTTTTCACTGTCACACGGCAGAACAGGACTATCTCTTTTGCCCGGTCAAATTTTACGGTATAGGTCTGTCCGCTGACGGGCTCCGGTACCTCAACCTCCTCACTGCCGTTGAAAGCCGCTCCGATCGTTTTGGTGCGCAGCAGAGCACGGGCAATTTCCCCGCTTTCCCCGCCCTCAACACACACGTATACGCTGTGCGGCACCAGCGTGATCCCGTCCAGGCTCATCGGGGTATCAGTATAATTTTCGCGGTATGCCAGCGAACGGACGCCTTCCAGCTCATATAACGCGGAGGTAATCGCCTCACCGACACTGACGGTATTTTTTGCCAGTGTCAGTTTCCGGCGGCGGCGGGACTGTAAATCAGATTCGGCAACACGCCCCAATACCGCACTGGTCGGGTTGGATACCGTTTCCCAGCCAAGAACCGAACTTGCTACCGTGTTTAATTTACCGGCCGGGCACTCAACAGGCCCGGTTTCAACCGCCCGTAGATCGCCGGTTATTTTCCCGTCTTTACCGATAATCAGCGTTTTTGTGGTAGCGAACTGCTTACCGGCCTGCGTTTCAGCCAGTGAACCTTTCGGGATGATAGTTCCGGGGACGCCGCCGAATTCAACCTGCGTCAGTATCGACTGAGTGGCATCCCAGCGCTGTCCGCCCATCAGCGCCCAGATGGCATCCAGAAAAACACCGCCGGCAATGTCCGGGTTAATCTGGTTTGCCAGTTCCGCATTATTACGGACTACCGCATCACGGTTTTCCGTTTCCATTGTGATCAGCGCCCCCTGCGGGGTTTCCGGGGAGACATCCAGATCCTGACCAAATACGGCTCTGAATTCATCCTCAACTGCCGCCCGCAGTTCTGCGGTATCCGGAATAATCACACCGGATGAGGTAATGTATTTATAGTCAGCCATTTAACGTAATGCTCCCGTATTCTGTCTGCAGGACAGCCACATAGTTCAGTTCGTTATCATTCAGCGTGGCTCTGAAAGACACGACGGCGGTCACCTGCGGAATTTCCCGCATACGCTCGCGGAACGCGGATTCAAACAGCGGCAGATCAGCCTGTCGCCCGAAGGTGGTTTTCCAGTACGGGATCCCCTTATCCTGTTTGTGCAGCATTTCCCCGCGCAGCGCTTTCACATACTGCGCACAAACGTTTTTTACCGCCGGTTCACCACTGACAATGGCAATATTGCCGTCGTTTCCGGTGAGCAGATCGTTATTCCCGTTAACATCAAAGGTCTTCATACCGGCTCTCCTGAATCACTATTGCCACCCTGAACACCTGAATGTTTATGGGTAGACCCGATATTTTTACCGTTATGCGTCATAGTGCCGCCGTTTGATTCACTGTTACCGTTTACGGCGTGGTTGCCGTTGACGATCACATTGCCGTTAAATTCGTTTTCCGGCGCATTAGAGATAAATTTCGGGCCGTCAAAGACTGCTTTATCATTATGCAGGGATAAGCACACAGAACCGTCAGTTGACTGCACCACCAGTGCGTCCGCGTTTTTGCCGTCGATCACCCAGCCTTTGAGCGTGTCAGGGAAAAACATGGCATCACTGAATGTATGCAGCCTGGCCGTATTCGGTTCATCCTCCAGGCCGCCGCGCTGAAAAATCAGGCTGATATCCCGGTCGTTCGCTTTCAGCCAGCCGAAATCCCCCGGCTTTACCGGCATCCGGATAAAGAACCCGCCGCCGCCAAACCGGAATACCGGGATATTAGGCAGTGCGCCACGCCCGATCCGCTTCCCTTCCGTGGTGACCATCATCACCAGCGGTTTGATTACCGCCCGGTTTGTCGCATCGTCGTAACTCACGACCACTGCAGGCAGCATGTCATCAATATTCATCAGCAGATTACGGAACGCAGCCATAAACTGCCCGGCGAGACTGCCGTCATTCGCCTGGTCACTGTTTGGTTTGTTCATTGTTTTGCCCGTGTCAGGCCCGTTTGCAGGTTGCCTGATAAAAGAAAGGATCGTCGTGAGAAGCAATATCGAATTTGAGCTGCTCGATAATGTAATCCCCGTTCAGGGCGGGGTTATATTTACTGTCCAGACGCAGCATGCCGCCGAGGGAGGATTCCCCGTCGATAAGGTAGGTGACATCAACCCCCTTCTCCGTGGCTTTCGGTATACCGACCATGCCGCTTTTCTGACTGAGGATCCGCAGTCTTCCGGAAAGTGCCTTATCACTGTCTTTGACATACAGCACATCATCATCAATGAACGCTTTCACATTTCCGGCTTCCTGCAGCCGTTCAACCTGTTTCAGCGCCGGACCGCAGAAATACCAGTTACCGATATTTTTATCCGTTGCCTGAAAATTCAGGGTCACGTTACAGTCACGGGCAATATCGGCCGCAATCTCACTCATTTTGGCCAACTGCTTACCTTCCGGTGACACAATATCCCGCGAGCTGGCGTTGTTGGTTTTCGCTTTCAGCGTCAGCGTCACATCCGGTGGTGATGAGATTTCAGCACTGACAATATCGCCGGTGTAGATCCGGAAAATACCGGTGCCGGCACGACCGGCCTCAACAACAATCCGGGGTGAGGATTTATTGCCGGCGAACGGACTGGTTTCTGTCAGCAGCATGGTGCGGGTTTCCGCGTTCAGTCCATCAATATTCACCGTGCATTCATTCTGCAGCGGATTGGCATATTTGGTGCCGCTGGCCCGGATGCGCAATCCCTCATACCACTGCATACGCCCGTTAAGTTCAATACCGCAGCGGATCCGGCGCAAATCAATCATCGCTCCCCCAATAAATCAGTGTTTGTGTGTTTTCAAACAGTTCCCACCACGGAAGTTCATCCCCCTCTGTCAGCAGGGCAAAATTACCGCCGTGAGTGAGATGGCGGTACGGTATCAGCGGCTGCCCCGGAACAATACGTATTCCCTGAACAATCACCCGGTCATCACACCGGATATCACAGCACATCACACGCCGTGCGGCTTTAATCGTCAGCTCCCATTCCCGTCCGTCCAGGGTAACCCGCAGACGCTGATTGGGAACCGCATTCAGTGGTATGATTTTCATTCGCCCCCCACTTTTTCAGCCACCCAGTCAACACCTTTAGTCAGTGCTGACCCTTTTTTCTTTGTGGCAGTATCCGCCTCTTTTGTCTGAACTTTCCCCCTGTTTACCGTGCTGCTCTGCTCTTTCTTCGCGACTTTACGCGGCGGCAGTTCACCGTATTCCGGCTCAACCGTCCGCCATTCGGTAAAGCGCAGGGAGAGTTTCACCGCGTCCGCCATATCCGGAATTTCATCGTGGTAAAAATTCACTATCAGCATCGGCTGATAGGTTTTTACCCTGGTCTGAATACCGACAAGCTGATGCTGATCGTAAGCCTGCTGCATGGCTTCAAAGGCGTCTTTCAGTTCGCCGGCGAGTATCAGATCCATACCGATTTCCACCGGGTTAATCACAACATGGTCACTGCGGGTTTCACCGGATTCCACCTGAAACTGCGTCGCCTTATGCTCATCCCGGACGTTCAGCTGAACGGGATTTACTGACTCAAACAGCGTGGTGAAAGATTCCGTATCAAATATCTTCACTTCCGTAATCATTTCCCCAGCCCCGTATTTGTCTGATGTCCAAAGTCCTGCAACTGAGATCCGAGTGCATCTTTGGCTCCCGCCGCCATACCCTGTGCATCCGTTGCCTGTGTTTCGACCTTAAGCTCACCGATACTGATGTTTGTTTCATTACTGGTCGTCGACTGATTGCTGATCGCCTGACTGGTGACAGGGTTCATCGGGTCATTTGACACACCGTAAAGATGTGCGGTCATGGCCTGTGCCATTTTTGCCGCGTCCTCCTCACTGATCGTTTTTTCAGGCGGCATGTCGTACTCAATCTGCCCCTGTTCATTCACCGTGCGGTTAACGGTCTGGTCAACCTCAATATCATCATCACCGGCACCAAACCAGCTTTTAAAGGCCGCCCAGCCCTCTTTAATCTTATTCAGCCCTTTGTTGATCCAGCCAAGGTAAGCTTCTATCTGTTTCCACAGCCATTTGAAAATACCAACCACAGCATTGGAGACGTTATCGAAAACCCCCTGAAAGCTTTTTCCCCAGTTCCCCAGACTTTTGATAAAACCGAGCAGCCAGTTCCACAACGATTTACCGGCGTCAATAATGAGATTGAAAGCATCAGCTGCCGCTTTGCCGACAATAACGGCAACATCAATAATGAAATTAAACAGTTTTTTGAAAACGTCCCACAGCGCCAGAATGACGGCTTTCAGTCCGGGATATTTATCCAGGATCCGGCCAATCATCGAATCGTTACCGTCGATGAAATTCATGATGTCGTCATACACCAGCGCAAACGCTGCCGCCAGCAGGGCTATGACCGCAATAATGGCAATAATCGGCCATGTTGCCGCCAGTGTGGCCGCCGCAGCCGCGAGCATCGGCGGAACGTAATAGGTTGCCAGTGCGATACCGACTGCAATAAAAAATCCCGTAATCAGGGTTTTGTTTTCTTTGCAGAAGCCGACAAATTTACTGACCCATTCAAGGCCGGTTGCCAGGATCGGGATCACCATCTCCAGAAAGCTGTTTTTCAGCAGACCGGAGGACTGTTTAAAACTCTGCATGGATTTGTTGAATTTGACAGACTGCTCAATGCTCTCTCTGGTGATACCGGAATATTCCTTTTGTACCCCCATCATCCGTTCGAGTTCTTTGCGGCCTTTCATCATCAGCTCAACGGTTTTATCATCCGACACACCGAGCGCACCGAGTGTGGCTTTGGCCTTATCGAATTTCATACCCTGCACTTTGTCAGCCATCCGCAGGATTTTTTCCATAGAGTTACCGGCAAACCCGAATGATTTCGCCATCGCTTCCATGTCTGACTGCGCCGCCTCGCGGGTACCTCCGAGTTCAGCCACTGACCCGGCAAAGGCATCCACATCTGCCGTGGCAACATTGATTTTTTTGCCGAATTTATCCAGGGATTCGATTTCAGCGGCACGGGCAACGGATTCACCGACAAGGGCAGAGGCGCTCATAAACAGGCCGACGGCTGCCAGCGCTTTTTTGGCAAATCCGGCCACAGATTCACCGGCCTTCCGGTACTGTACGTCTGTTTTGCTCAGTGCATCCTGTACTTTTTTCTGTGCCGCGACTTCGCTGTTGCCTGCTGCCAGGCTGTTTTTACCGGCCTCCTCCGCAATCCGGCCAAGTTCACGGTAATCCCCCTGCAGGGCTTTAATGATACCACCGGCCAGCTGCCGGACTGCATTACCGCGACTCTCCTCATCCGTCAGAACGGAGGTGTCACTGCTCAGTGCCGCCACTGCCTGAACCAGCGCCTGATAACCGGCCTCCGTACCCGTCAGTGAGGCCTGAATATCCTGCCATCCGGCATCAGATCCCGCCTGCTGAGATTCCAGTTCAGACAGGGAATCGGTTACCGCATCCACCTGCGCTTTTACCGCACCGGTCTGCTCTGCCACATCAGCCGCGTTCGTGGAAAAATCAACGGAGTGCTCACCGGACAGCCCCTGTAATGACTGCCAGAGTTCAGTGAACACGCCGCCGAGAGAATCAGCCCCCTGCTGCGCGGCAGTCTGCGCCTGCTTCATCCCGTCGATAATGTCATCCGTTGAACGCTGCACACGGCCAAATGCACTGTCAGCCTGCCGGGTATCAAATTCAAAGACCTGAACAAAGGTATCCATCAATGACATTATCGGTCCTTTGAAGCGGCCAGCGCTTCGTTGTAGCGGTTAATGATTGCGATTTCCCACAAGTCCATCGCTTCTTCCAGATCTACTGTGGTTTTGAGTTCGGTGAGGGTGGCGAATCCTTCGCTGATGATGACTGCAAAGAAGCCATCAGCGTTTTTATAACTGACGGGAGTGAACTGCCGACCTTGCTGATGAGGAAAGGCAGGAAGCCGGAGTTCCCGCCGGTCCCGAAAAAACTGGTGTTGTACTTCAGCATTTCCAGCTCAAGACGGATCAGGGATTCACCATCAGGCACATGGTTATCGATCAGCGTCTGTGTCTTTAACGGAATCTCTTCACCATCGTCAGCCACCGCACACACATACGCCATCATTTTCAGCATCGCCTCTTTGCTGACTTCGTAATCCCCGATTTTAGGGGCATTGGACAGCGGATATTTGGCAAGAATTTCTCGGCCGGTCACCGCAGGCAGACGGCTGATGACAAATGCCTTTTCAATACCGTCCACATCTTTAATCTGAACTTCTTTCGGTTTAATCAGCATGTTTTTTTCCGTAAAAAAAGGCGGGGCATGCCCGCCGGTGATTAACGATTACGCGTGGAGTCAAAATCCTGGAATACAAAGGTGTACTGTTTGGATTTAAGACGCCCGGCACTGGCCGCAGAGTTCCCCCGGCTGCCGTTGGTAATTTTGCCGTTACGGGCGGTAGTGGTGGAGCCGTCACCGTAAGAGGCCACCATAGTGATAATGTCACCGGCATGACGGCGGCCTTTTTTCGCCGTGTTGGCCTCAAGAAGAATCGCCAGGTTCTGATCTTCCTCACTGCCGGCCAGCACATTAATGGTGACAGTCTGCGGTGTGGGCGTTGACCAGCTCACGAGATTGCCGTTGATATCCATACCGGTCTGCGCGATATCCACTGCCGGTAAATCCAGCGGATCCGCATCGTCCGCAAACTGCGTGATAAAAATCCCGGAAGGGAATGTTTTGCTGGCCTGTACCACCAGTGCAAGGCCGGTTGCTGAGACATCATTCATATTTTTTCCTTACACTAAATTGTGTGAACCTTCGACCTTCCGCACCCAGTCGCCCTTACCGTAAATCAGCACGTATTTCATCACGTACTCCGGTAACCCGCTCTCACCGGTACTTTCAACAATCTGTGCGTTGTACCAGTACCCTTTGTCCTGTACATCGTGCCAGGCCAGATCATCACCGGACGCATCCGTCACCGCGATTTTCTGTACTTCCGTTAAGGTTTTACCGGCGAGAATGGTGCCGTTATCCACGGCTTTGGTGACCGCACCGGCAATGACCATCAGTGCCCGTGCTTCGCCGTCTTTGTTGGCCGGAATACCGCGTGTTGCCAGTAACAGGCTGAACCACTGTTGCGCGATATACGCTTTCAGCCACTGCTCATTGGCATGCACACTCATATCCAGTGGGTTAGAACTGCCGCCGCACAGGAAGCCGCGCTGATAAAAGCGGATCTGTGAACCTGCCACAGCGGTTTCGCCGTAGTAATTCACCCGCAGTTTATCGAAACGGTCCGCATCCTGATCTGTGGTGACCTGCGCCGGGAATGTCACGCCGAGCTGACGGAACATATAGTTAGTGGTGGCATTGGTGCGGTCGTAATCTGTGGCGGCCATCACCGCCATCGGCAGCGCCTGGATAAAATATCCGCTTTCTGTTTTCAGGTTCAGGCCGGTTGACGCGGTGCCGATCAGCGCTGCGCTGAAATCTTCGGCATTGTCTTTTGTCACACTCAGATGAAGCTGGTATTTCACGTTCTCCCCGGCAACGTACTGTGCCAGCGTGACGGCCTGATCCAGCGACAGGTCTGTCAGAAATGTGGCGCTGCCGAAGGAGTCCGAAACCTGCTCCGCAACTTTGAATGCCTCCAGCGGAGTCTGTGCCGGATTGCCCTCGGATGCGCGTCCGGCTGACAGCCCCATCGCATCCGCAAGAACGGAATACCCCACACTGACAGATGCACGTTCCTGCACGCCGCCGCTGAGTTCAAATGCACTGTCGAGTGCATTAAAGGTCAGATACGCCCCGGAAAACTGCGGTTCACTTTCGGCATTCAGTTTCGCCTGAATCAGTGACGCGATATCGGCATACGATTTGGCTTCGGATAAATCGATATCTTTGTAGCTTTTGGTGACCTTGCCGAATGTCACTGACAACGTGCCGTCAGCAATCATTTTCAGATCAGCCAGAGCTCCGGCTTTTGCTCCGAACAAAGTCGGTGCCCGGCCAACCGGCTCGTAAGAGGCGATCTGTAATTCTTTAGGTTTACTGACCGGGGCCGGACTGACATAGCTGAAATACTGCCGGGCAAACTGTGCCTCCGGAGAGTCAGCACCCAGCAGTTCATCAACCTGACCGGATGCAAACTCCAGCACATGCCCGGCGGGAATTTTAGGATTGGTGGAAAATAACCGCGCCGTCAGCTTACGCATCGGCACGGCAGACGCGCCGATCACCGCTGACGCGATATCGACGTAACGGGTTTGTTTAATTGGCATAGTAAAACCTTATATGCGGTGAATATCCGGATACAGTGCGGTAACAGTAGCCGTTTCCGGACGGAGTGTGCGGGTATAGGTCACATTAAAATCAAAAGACGGGTTTTGTTCGTAATCGCCGCGGTCGTTAACAAAATACGGGAGACGGATGGCGGTCGCCCGCTGCACCCCGATCCCCTGTTTCCGCAGTGCTTCAACAAACGGTAACGAATTAACGATCATCCGGACGACAGCCGTAATATCTTTCGCGGTGTAACCGCTGAATTCGGTGATAAATGCCTGTACTTGGAATGTTGTTTCATACTGCTGTGCTTCCAGGTGACCGGCATCACTGCCCTGCGGGTTATAACTGCGCTTCTGCCAGCCCTGCGGATTTTCCCCTGCAGGAAAGAACATAACGAAATTATCTTCCCGCCCCTGTTTTGCTGACTGAAACCCTGCTCTGACCGGGATATTGATACCCGCCTGCGCCAGCTGCGCCAGAAGCTGTTTCCGGACAGCAATCTCAACATCGTTATCCGTCATGATTGCCTGCCTCAATACAGATAACCGACTTCCAGCCATCCTGCGCATACCAGTCAGCATCGCCGGCCACATCGTAGCGTTTGCCGCCGAAGACCAGATAATCCGGTGAAGTTCCACGCTGAATGGCGCTGATATCGTGGGATGTATACAAACGGCGGTATACCTGACTGGTGTCCAGCCCCATAGACTGAATGTCCTGGGTATCCACCGCCTGCCAGCTCCCGCGAACCTCAACCGGGTCATAATACATGTTCTGATCATGGCCCCGTTCGTCAGTCTCACGGTTTTTGAAGCGGTACCAGAGTACGGTTTGCTGCGGAACATACCGCGAGGCAATCCGGTGCAGATTTCCGAACATTATTTATCCTCCACGGCAAAAGTGACGGATTGCAACATCAGACCGGAGTCAACCAGCGGCTTACTGGTGGCTTTCCCTTTGCTGTGCCGACGGGCACGGGCGGCTACCGTGGTATCCTTAAGCGGCGGTGTGGTGACAGATTTAATTACCATCTTCACATCACCTGCTGCTTTTGCGCCGACTTGCGTCAGTCCGTCAGTGATGGCGATATTGCCTTTCACTGCGGCTTTCACAGCCCGGACAATCAGGTTGCTGTATTCCGGTTTGTGTTCTGTCATGGCCGGGCGCATAAACGGACGCGGCGGGATCCCCCCGGCCGGATAACCGAGTTCCTGAATCGCCGCCACATACGCGACAGGTGTGCCGTCTGGGTACTGTGAGTGTGCAAAAAAACCAACCTTAAGCTGTTTCTTTGCCAGTTCGTCATACACGGCTTTCAGCTGTGCCAGTTTTGTCACCGGTGACCTCCCCGTGTGAATCGGCCAAAGGCTCCGCGAAATGCGGTCCTTTCTCCGCCACCGCCGTGGTAACGCGGTACACTGCACCGTTTTATCAGTGCCAGAAACTGCTGGCCGTAGGTACTCATCTTGAACCAGTGCGACCAATCGGAACCGGCAGGCGGCGCGGTGTAGGACACACTGACTTTATCTATCGTGACACTGGTCACGACACCGGTCGGTGATTCCCCGTCAGCAATACGGCCATTCAGGTCGAGCATATGCGCGACGACCAGCATCCACGCTGAATTTGTGCAGACACCACGGCAGGGGGAGAAGTAGTTCAGTGCTTCCAGTGCAATGATAAAAATTTCATCATCAGGCACTGCGGAAAAAGCCTTATAGATGGCACGGAAAGACTCTAACGGAAAGTCGGACGGGTCCACGGAACCCCCTTATTTTTTACTGTTCTTTTTGTCTTTGTTGCTGACCGGCGGCTCATTCCCCTCCGCGATCATCTGTTCTTCGGTCAGCGGGGCGGATTTGTCGCTGGCTTCCATATCGGTTGCCACTTTATCCGGATCCTCTTTGCGGTTTTCCACCGCGATAAACCCGTTTTCTTTGTGCAGCTTAAAGACGTGGTTATTTTTCAGCTGCGCATACTGCTCATCACTGATTTCAGTCACACGGCCGCGCGGGGTGTACATGTGTTTGGTCATAACATTGGCCTGACCGGCGATAAATACCGGACCGTCCGGTGTGGCGTAATTCTGGTCGTTGGACAGGGTGCAATAGATATACAGAGGCATAATTTCTCCCGGAAATAAAAAAGCCCTCCGCAGAGGGCGTATAAGGCGTTACAGAATCAAATCCCGGTCAGGCGGGTCATGGCCCACGGACGGGTGACGATGATACCGGCGGTCGCGTTGGTGGCATCTTCCAGGTAGCCTTTGACTTTGCTCTCTGAACCCAGCAACTGGTATTTCACCGGTACCACCTGGAGAAGAACCGCACTGGTGGCCGTTGAGCCATCATCCACGGTTTCGGCAAACATATATGCCACATCCGCCCCGCCGTTAGCACCGGCAAATTCCGGTGAGAACACAAAGCGCAGATTCGGATAGTTTTCTTTCACCCACTGATACACCGTTTCACCACGGGCAACCGGGTTTGCCACATTCAGCGCAGAGCGGTAGCCCAGCGGCAGGGTCAGAGTGATAGCCGTATCATCTTTGATAATACCGCCGGACTGCATCTCCAGACGCGAAAACATGGCCGTAATATCGCCGGTGATGGCAGCAAATGTGCCGCCTTTCCATTTTGCGGCAGCCGTCTCATACGCCGGTAAACCCGGTTCATTCAGCATCCCGAAGACACGGGTGTCCGAGCTGTTGAAACCGTAATAACCGATACGTTCCCGCCCCTGCTCCAGCGCTTCGGCAACGGCATTGCGTTTCTCTGCAGCCGTTTCAAATCCTGCTGCTGACTGACGGGCTTCTTCCAGTTTTCCGACCTGGAAACCCAGTTCAAAACGGACAATACCGCGACGTTCCTGATCCTGCCCGTAAGACGCCAGCGGGATATTGGTGTGATCACCGTACAGTTCCGCTTTACCGGCCGGTGTTGCCACATTCAGAACGATTTCTTCATCGTGCCAGTTACCGGCATTCAGTACGCCGGTGATTTCATCCAGCACGCGGACGCGGGTGGCGGTACGGATAAGTCCCGGCAGCACATGCTGTAACATCTCACGCTGAATGAATCCGCCGGACATAGCCGGACCAGTTAACGCGGAGTCCATTGCGGCCAGACCACCGAAACCAATCTGATCCAGTTCGCTGTATGTCCACTTCTGATCGGGCTTAATATTCAGTTGCCCGTGTTTGCGGATATCGCGGCCGGACATATAAAACTTTTCTTTACTGACTGGCATTATTCACCTTCCTTCGCAGCCACTGTGTACGGGATTTCGGTCAGACGGATCACGCACAGATGCGGAGATTCCGCTGACTCAATGTGACGGCTGACAAAACCGATAACCAGATCACCGGCTTCCGCTTTTGCCTTCGCAGACAGCGAGCCGTCCGCCGGGCTGAACACCACCGGGGCATTAATTTTTTTCACCCCGGCGGTGATTTCGGCGTTAATCTCACCCATGGTGAGAAACTCACCCTGCGTCCCGTTACGGGCGTATTCTTCACCGATACGGTACGCTTTCGGGTTAATCATGATCCCGGCAAACGCACCGTCACCGCCAACCTGCACGGATTCAACGGAATCATCTTTGTAGGTGTAGGCACGGCCGAAGAGGTTTTTTGTTTCATCCGCAGAACTAATCACCGCTGCGGTCACACGGGTCGGGCCGTTGTGGCTGATTTCACCGATAACACCGGAAATCATGCCGTTCGCCACGGTATTCGGGATTGCCATTATTTTTCACCCCACTTTTTCATAATTGAGTCCGTGCCTGCGGCGGTATCCATCGTCGCATGCGCTTTTTGTGAGTCCGGTGTGCGCCCCTGCATCCAGGCGTTCAGGGCAATACTTTCCGTGCCCTTATCGCAGCGGATACCGAGTTTTTCCACGCCGTATTCCGCCACCTGCTGTTTCGTCATTGGCGCGTGGTCAAATACCCCGATAAACGGCGTCAGCTTTTGTGCCAGTGCGTCACGTTCCCCGATCTGCTTTAACAGTTCGCCGGTGTCCATGGTCGGTTTGGCTTTTTCCAGACGGGCAATTTTGCGTTTCATTGAAGACATTTCATCCATGGACGCAATACTGCGTTTGAGACGCTTAAGGCGACGCGTCAGACTGTCGGTTGTTGCCTGGTCAAGTTCTTCTTTCGCTTCGGCAATCGCTTCCTCTGCGGTTTCGATAGCCACTTCCGCCGCTTCTACCGCTTCCGGGTCACCGGATTCCGCTTTTTCAGCTTCCGCCTCTGCGTCTTCAACGGCTTTTTCCGCTTCGGCTTCGGCATCTCCGGTTTTCTTTTCCGGATCAGGATCGCCGTCAGTCGTTTCCTTTTTCTCCAGGTCTCCATCCGTTGCCGGTGTACCGGCAGCCAGTGCGGCCACGACGATTTGTTTAATCTGCTCAACCTGCTCCGGTGTAAATCCGTTCTCGTCACCGGTCGGCTGTTTTTTGTCTTTGTCTTCTTCGCTCATACGAATAAGTTCCTTTGTATCAATGGTTACAACAAGATGATCCTGCACAGCCACGTCAGCGCCGGTGCGCCCTTCATCGACTAATGCAAGGTGATTGCCACGCAGGTGGCGCTGAACAACTTCGTATGCCTCCCCCTCGTACACACCGGGGTTACCGAAGTCATACCGGCTGCGGTAGCCCGGTGAAAGGTCAATTTTTCCGCTGCTGATATCGCTCAGAGCGGCGTCAGAAAAGATTTTGATATTCCCACGCAAATACGGATGGTCGTAATACACGTTTTCGCCGATAACGCCCTGAATACCTTTTTTCTCTGCCGGTGTGGCGTTTTTACCCAACATTTCGTGGTCGACAATGAACGGGGTCAGGCGGAATGATTTAATGGTTTCGTCACTGGCCAGTTCCTCCGGCGGCCGGAACACTTTGTAAATTCTGTCCGGCTCCGGTGCGCCGATTTCAGCCCCCAGATAATCAAAAACCCCAGCCTTTGAGATGGGGTTGTCTTTTACTTCGAGCCAGCCGTTGTTGTCATAGGTTCGCTTTGTCATGTCTCCTCACCAAAGTCGATAACCGGTGTCCAGAAGCATTTGCAGTTCGGTAACTGTCCGGGTAATCCGCGTTCACCGGTCTTTTCATCAATCACCGGCGGGTTATCCAGATCGAATACTTCCCCATCCAGACGCAGATGTAATTCACGCGGTTCCGCACTGCCTGCCGAGTGATGCCATATTGCTTTGCGGATCCCGGCAGACTTCATCCGCTCATAGTTCGCCGCCGTGGTAATTTTTCGGGTCTGGTCAACAGCAATAAAATTAGCCCGTTTCTCTGTCACCCCGCCGATATCCCGTATTTCATCCAGCAGGGTTTTACTGCCGCTGCCGGTCTGACTGACCGAACGCAAGGCTGCGCCCTCGATACGGGAATGAAACTGCTGCGGTATGGATTTGATCAGGGATATGTTTTCTGCCGTTGCGGCAATCATTTTGTCTTTCAGGGCTTCGGGCATGGCCGGGGTTTTTATCGTAATACCGCCGGAGAGTTGTTTCAGGGAATCGTCCAGGCTGCGCTGTGCGTTCATCTCCACCTGCGAGGTGAACTTATCTGCCATCTCTGCGGCCTTACTGTTAAAAATCTTATCCCACTTACGTTTCAGCCGGTTCAGCCAGATTTTGGTCTGGCTGGCAAAGCTGGCATCCATGGTCACGCCGTCAAAGTCATCATGCAGACTGCTGAATGTCTTTTCGTAATCGGCAATCATACCTTTAATCAGTTGTGACATGTCACGCTGGTAACGGCTTTGGGCTGCTGCCGAATATTGCAGCGGCTTGCCCTTCATAACCGCCTGACGGGATGCCGCCCACCGTGCCCGTTTGGTTCGTACCCGTATTTTCCGGGGCATAATCGTCCTCGTTCACGTCAATACCGTAAAATGCCGATTCTTTATCCGCCGCCAGCTTTTTACGGATATCCAGCCCGTCAACCGCACCGACCGCTGCATACGCTGAATCGGTCTGTGCCTGCTTAAGCTGAATATCAGCGTTTTCGACAGCGGTCGGGCTGTCCAGCGGTAACCAGGTAACCGACAACTCCTCCGTTCCCAGCCCCTCGCTGCGCTGCAGCATGTCATAATGCCGTTGCAGCAGTTCTTCCAGGTCATTGGCCTGAATACTTTCCAGTTCTTCCCGGTAGTTGGCTTCTTCGTATTCCCCAGTGGAGTTAAACCCTTTCGGGGTTGTGCCGAGCAGCTTTGTCGCCGGTACGCTGGCAGCGGCAGCCACAAGCTGATACTGCGTCATGATGGTGGCATCCAGATCTGCGAGTGAGGTGTCAAACTGCTGAACGGCATCCTTTTCCCCAACCGTCTGAACGCCGTAGTTATCCCGCATCTCCATGAAATACAGCATATTTTCATGAATGACGTTTTTGTCTACGCCATCAACATCGGCCATACTGATGGTCAGCAGGCGTTTTGTCATCGCCAGCTGTGGTGCTTCGTTGGCAGTACGCTCCGATGCATAAACACGCTCATACACCCGTTCGGGAACAGACACCCCGAAATAGTTATAAGTGGGTTTAAGAATGTCCGGCACAGGGAATGGTACAAATTTCACAAAGTGCGATTTGTGGTACCGGCGTCCGCCGATAATCCAGTAGGTCGGTTCATAAAAATCAGGACTGGCCGGATCCTGTAAATTGGCATCGGTTAAATCCGGTGTTACCCACTGCGGGTCCAACTGTTTAATCCCCTTGTACATGCCTTTCGTCACGCCATCCGGGTTAAACGGGTTTTCATACCATTCCTGCGGGTTGGATGTCTCAACCAGAAACAGTGCCAGTCTGCCCCCGTACACGCGCCCGAAGTGGATCAGCTCTTTCATGTGGTGCTGAATACGGTATTTTTTATCCTTCTTCCGTAACTTTTTACTGATGTCGTGATTGTCTCCGCCGTCACAGTCCAGGTCATACCCCTGACGGATCGCATCACGCGCCGGCATGTTACAGGCTTTATCAACCAGCCAGTGTTTGGCGATCACCGCACACATATTGTTGCCGATGAACATCTGCGAGGCGTACCACGCTGCCTGTGACTCAGGAACGCCGTATACCTGACCGCCTTTGAATGCCGGTACAGTGCCGTCGATACTGTCCATCGCCACGCCCTGCATGGTGGGTTGCGGCAAAGCCAGCCCCTGAAACCCTGTTTCGGCTGCCAGTGCTGAATATAAATGCGTTGAGAATGCTGACCGCTTAGGTGCGGCAACCTCTGCTGTTTTCCGCTTTCTGAACGGCCACATGTTATGTCCTCTTGCGTGAAAAGAATCCGCCGCCTTTCTTCTGGAACAGATACCGCAGTGCCTGTGTCATGGCATCCACGGTGTCATCGTGCCCGGCAAACGGGAATGTTGTGATTTCTTCCACCGTTTCGGTGACCCACGGTGCAATATCTTTATGGGGCAGCCAGACGTTCCCAGCTTCCCATTCGGCGGTGCAGGCGTGAGCACGGGCGATTTTGCTGCCGTCCGGCTCTATGGGCACCAATCCTGATACAGTGGTTTTAAGCGTATCTATGACCGCCGGTCCGTTGGCTTTATCCTCCACCAGCTTGCGCCGCGCCTGCGGATATTTCTCAACCAGTAATTTCACGGCTTTCAGGGTTTCGGTAAAACTCATGCGTTTGCGGATCTGATACAGCAAATAGGCATTTGCGCCCTTCTTGCCCCACACCTGACCGACAACGTAGTCCGTGCCGTCACTGTCCTTAAATGTCATATCCCAGCTGTGAATGACTTCATCAAAGGTGTCCGGCAGATCTTTCGGCAGGTAGTACCGGGCGAATTCTTCGTGGAATATCTGCCCGTCTCCCGGTTTCGGTGTCTGCTGATACATGGCAGACCAGAAGTAATCACCGAGAATGGCTTTTGTTTCGAGCAGCTTATCCAGCGGATGCAGCTCAGGGACCAGCGCCTCACCCTGTTCGTTGATGGCCGGGAACGCCAGCACCCTAGCTTTTGGTGTTTTTTCTTTTACCCTGCCGGAAAGGTCATCTGTCGCCCAGCGGGTCGCCATGATGATTTCACCACTATTCCGGGACAGACGGGTTTTAAACGTTGATGCGTACCAGTTCCATATGGACTTTTTAACCGTGGGACTGAGCGCTTCCTTTGAGTTTTTTATCGGGTCATCAATAATCCCGAGATCAACTTTTTTACCTGTCAGCGGGCCGCCAACACCGGCACAGACGTATGTTCCCCTGTGATTGGCAATCCCGAATTCTTCGGTATTACGCTTAACCGCCACACCGTCAGTCGGTTTATTACCTAACCAGCTTTGAGGAAACAGAGTCCGGTACTCATCTGACGACATGATGCGCTGAACATCAGTGTTCATGTCACCGGCCAGATCTGACGAATAGGACAATGCGCCCACACGTTTATCCGGATACTTACCGAAGAAATACGCCGGAAGATACCGCGACACAATATCGGATTTACCATGCTGCGGCGGCGCGCCGAGAATCAGGATCGGCCGCTTACCAGCCATCATCTCAATCAGAAAGTTATCCAGAGATGCACAGACCGTTTCTGAAAAGTGGCTGGTGATATATTCCGGATTAATGTATTGAATAAATTCATGCAGGCTGCGCCGTGCTATCTCTCTGCGAACTTCTTCATCAAACAGATCGACATTGATATCCATCACATCACCTAAAATGACAAAAACGAGCCTTTCAGCGTCGAATCACTCCGAAGCTGTTTCTGATTTTTTGATAACAAATGAGTAACAAAATAAACAGGCATATTGCCCGGGGATGAGTATTGTTTTTGACAGGTTCAGTGTGCTTTTTGCGTGAACCTGATTTCGCTTATTCGGGTAAGATCCATTATGTTAAACAGAGGCTATTTCCCCGCTTTTTCTCGCAATTGCAGAAGCTGCTCTGTCGTCAGGCCACTTAGGTCAAATCCCGTTGATTGTATCGGGCCGCCATCTGCACCGGTGACCTCAGTCCTGTTTTTCAGCATCCCCAAATGCTGCGCAACCATTTTCAGCGCTTCATCCTGATTACGGGTGATAACCTCGGTACCGAACTTGCCTTCTTTTATCCCGGCAAATAACCGGCGGCTTGCGCCCCTTAAATCCCGTGTATCGTGGAAATGAGGACGACCAATACCGGCACCGTTACAGCGGGGGCAATCAGGATTCGGGTCAAGCGTGCTGTCGTAACCATAGCCACCTCTGTCGTTTGGTTCCTTCTGCTTCTTTGCGGCCGCTTCACTGACAGCATCCTCAAACTCTATTGAGTCACGCCACTGATAGTTAAAACCAAAGCCCCAGCAGTAGCGGCAACATAACCGGCGGTATTCCGTCAGCTCAGATACATCTGCGGTGGCAATGTCCCACCACATTTTTAATACTGCGTCCTGGGTGATTTCGGCTCTGCGTTCCCGTGCTGCGAGAGCGTCCCGTATTGCCCGGTTCACCTCAATATTTCTATATAGCTGACTCGCGCTTGCGTACGCGTTATGCCCCTCACATTTTCCCCCTGCCCGTTTATATGCAGCAGTCCGGTTCAGGTCAATAAGATACTCAGTCACGAAACGAGCCTGTAAGTCTGTGAGCCGGTAATTGCGAAGGTTGAACTCAGTTTCATCATTCTGCGCATTGTCGGATTCATTACTCTGCGCATCCGGTATGTCACTATTGCGCACCGGTTCATTTGCGCATTCTTTTTTCTGCGCAGTGCGCACTTTCTTTTGCGCAGTTTTTTGCGCACTCTGCGCAGTTGGCTTTTTGATGTACCTACGCGCTGTTGCGTAATTCAGTCCCTGTATCTCACACCATTCTTTCGGGGATATTCCCGTTACTGAATGCTCGGCGAGGAACTGTTGCTGTAACACCCCCCAATCCGGTTTCATGGTGCTTTCTCCTTAACCAATTAAAAAGCCCACTCAGTGAGCAGGCTTTGTGATGGGTTATAGTGGCAGAGCCGGGGACAGCTCACCTTCCTCAAACCAGCCGTCAGTTCCACGGCCATCCGCTGCCAGATAGTGAATGAGATACTGATTCGGGCCGTTATGATATTCAGCACGGGCTTTCACATGACCTTCTTCGCCGCTGATGGTGACCTGCACAACCTGACCTAATTCATGTTTAAACATAGCTTTTCCTCTGGTAATAAAATGCCCCGCTATTTAGCGAGGCTCTATTGATTCGCCCGCAAAATTGCCTGTATATTGAGCATCGTAGTTAGAGTAAATATTCTTTGTCGATTGCTTATTTGCCCTGTTCTTACAGGGCATTTTTTATTTGTTCCGCATATTGAAATTACGGAATTATCGGGGATATACTCAACACGAAAATCACAATAAACATTTCCTGAGTCTTTTATATGTGCCCCTCGTCATGGGGGCTTTTTTTACTTCACCCTCTCCGCCTCAATCTCCCGCATCGCCCGCTTATCTTGGCTTCCCGCTTCGCTCTGTATCCGCTTTCCGGATATCCATTAACTGCCCGTTCGCCTTATCCAGTGCCATCAGCAGCGGCTCTATCCACTCAACCACCTGGCAGTATGTCAGTCGGCGGGTGGCAGCGGTGCCAGTACCGGTTGTGTCAGTGATGCCGGGAGCGGAACGCATTGCTGATTCACGGATGGCGTAGACGTGACTGAGCAGCCCGTCAGAAACAGACTGAGGAATATACAGATTACAGGTAGGCTCTTTCCGGATAATAGTGCGGTATTCAATCTGCTTCTCCTGTGATTTGGCTTCTGCCTGCATATTCCGGTTAGCGTTTGCGGCTGCCACGCGGTCAAAAATATCGATACTGGTGTAGGCGTTATCAATCACCTTTTGCTTTTCAGTGATCACATTGTCTTTGTGCTGCCCTTCTGATTTTTCAGCCGATAGCAGGCTGAACATCCACAGACCAAAGAACACGACCGCCCACACCCAGCCGTTGAGCAATACCGTGATTACCCTTTTCATGGCGTTTCACACTCATAGTGGATCACACCATCCAGAGGATTACCCGGCAGCGGCTTACAGTGATTCGGGAGTGAATACAGATAACAACCCGCCAAAATAGCAGTAGTCAGCAGAATGATAGCAATGATGATCAGAGTTAAAGGGTTCCGTGACATATCGCTCTCTCCGTCTCACGCCGGTTAATCAGTCCCTGCCACTGTTTACCTCCGGCAAATGTCCAGCGCTTCATTTCGTCACATGCGCCATCGATGTCACCAGCATTGAGTTTGCGCAGCATCGTCGAACGCGAGAATGCGCCAGGGCCGACGTTGTAGACAAATGAATAAATAGCCGCACGGGTGTTGTCATCAATCGGCACTTTGATCATCGGGTCAACCGCGCGCCGGACTTTCGTCAGGTCGTCGTGTAGCAGCGCTTTGCACTCAGCGTCCGTGTACAGCTTGCCGGGCTGAATATCACTACCGGTATGGCCGTAACATACGGTGAGCACTCCGGCCACATCACGGTAAGGTTTGTACTCAACCCCCTCGTATGCGGGGATCAGCACCAGCGCACCAGCAATCGCCCCGGCGGCACAAGCGGCCATGACTTTTTTAAATAATCGGTTATTCATGATGCACCAAAAGCAGAGGTTATAAGTCCCCAGGCGTATGCTGTAGGGCTGGAATATTTGTCAGACATGCGCATATCCACCCCCTGCGGAGTGTTCCGTATGTTGAGTGATAGGGAAATGCCGCAACCGGGTTATATGTTTTAAACGGGTTAAAGTGTGGTGGCTGCTGCATTATTCGGATAATCCCGCCAGCGGCGGGAAAGCAATAAAAAGAGCACTGTGACCGAATACGGATTAGGTAATGAGCCTATCGTATTCCAATGCTCTTATTGTTGCTAATGGCAAAAGGCCGCACATGGCGACCTTTGGAATTTGTTTTATGTCACATAAGTGGAATTTCAGTATGGACGATAAAATTGAGTAAACATAAAATTAAATAGTATGTAGTTTCATACATTACCTTGTTACATATGCTTTTTCGCCGGTTGCTACTCTCCGGCTTTTTTTGTACCCGAAATTGGTGGCTGATTTAGCTCAGCCGAGCTGCTCCGCGCTACCAGAGCCTCATAGCAAGTATTCAGCCGCCTGGAATAGCCGAAAATATGAATCACTCTCAAAACACCAGAGTGTTATTTTTAATATCACAACCCATAACGCAATCTTAATGATTGAGGGTAGGGATTAAAATACCTTTGTTGATTCAGATAGTTATCAGGGTACTCAGATAAATAGTGCGTTATTAATGTCAATGGCGCCAATAAAGGCTGTATTCCCTGGCGATATTCTAAAATTAATTTACTTAATGCCTGTCTTTGGTTTGATGTTAAATAGCGTTTAAAATAACCTTGGATATGCATAAGCACATTAGTGTGATTGCGTCGTGTTGCTTGATTTTGCAATAGTTTCATGAAGTTATTTCGATACTCTATAAAAAACGATTCTATTGAATTCCATTCTTTGTTATTAGCAACGAGACGACCTAATTCTCTATAAAGAGGCTGAGAGTGTGCAAGTAAAAGGAGTTTGTATCGAGCATGAAAATCCATTAATGAGCGACGATTTAATGATTTTTGCTTTAGTTCATTCAGTTCATGAAGAGCAAATACTCGTATAATAAAATTTTCCCGAATATGCGGGTCACTTAACCTGCCATCTTCCTCAACCGGCAACCACGGCATCGCTTTTACTAATTGCTCAGTAAAAAGGCCGATCCCAGACTTTTTATTACCATTACCTACAGAATCATATACCCGAACTCTTTCCAAACCACAACTAGGTGAGTTTTTACAAACAATATAACCGGATAAATTAATAGTTTTACTCAGATATTCAGTAGAGAAATCCACCATTTTTTGAGTTAAATCACCTTCTCGTCCATCACTGAATTTGAGTATAACGTTTTTTTCTTCAGACTTAACCAACCTCAATGCAGGTCTGGGTGCAGGCAAACCAATAGCCATCTCAGGGCATGCGGATTGGTATTCGAAATAATCTGATAACTCATCAACTGCAAAGTGAAAGCGCCTATGTCCACCATCAAATCTAACACTATCACCCAATAAGCAAGCACTAATACCTACAGGAATTTTTTTATCAGAAGTATTATTCATATAACCAGATGTAGGTAAAAAATTCATTTTTGTCACCTTATACGAAATCAATTATAAAACAACGTTGATATATAGTAATTGAACTCATATTAGTAACATTACTCTTTATTTGCTAGTTTTATAAATAACGACTCTACACTCTGATAAATCAGATAAAAAGCCCCACCGAAGTGAGGCCTGCACTACTGTTTCGGTACTTTAATCCACGTTTAATCACACTATAGTAGCGCACTACAGATATAGTGTTTTCACGTGAAACTTTCAAGACCGTGCAATAAAACTCCCGCATCAGTGAGGTTTCAATTGATATGCAATATGACACGGGATTCATTCTTATCACAATAATGCTATTTCAACCTTAGTCTGCTCAAACCGTTCCGCTTCCATCTCCGCCCAGAACGCGACGATTGTGCTTCAGAGCGGCTTTCAATGTCGCCCCTGAACCCATAAAAAAATCAGCAACCATATCGCCTTCGTGGCTGCCGGCTTTTATGATGTGTTCCATCATTGCGGCCTGTTTTTCATCTGGGGTTGACCAGCGTTAAAAGCAGCCCTTATCTATTTTCAGGCAACAAAAAACCCAGCGCATTGGCTGGGTTAGTTGGTACAGTTACAAAAACGGCAACTTACCCTGAAATAGTGGCTCATTGATTCAAAGAAGTCAACACGTTTTTGTTATTTCGCTTCATGATCTTTTCTTTTTCCCTGTTTTTAAATGCATCTACCAGCGGTTGGTATAATAAATACTCAGCCGCTTTTAGTATTTCATCCACCTCCCGGCGGCATGTAGATAACGACGGTTTGCGGGAACGTAACATACCGTTTCTGCGCACCATGACGCGTGGTGCACAGGCCTTATGATGCTGCCTAGCAATTTCACGATCCGAGGCACAAAAGACATACCGGGCCAACAGCATTTTAAACGCCTCACGGTCCAAATGATAAAGGTGATCAACTACCCCTTGTATCAACATTCCATCTTCATCACTGCAGGTCGGTCTGTCTGGGTAGCTGCGCGGCTCAACTGTAGCCATAAATTCAGCTATCATGCTGCTTTGCCGTTTCACCAGCCGACCGCTGTACACCCACGCCCCGAACCTTGCCAGCCAATTCTGTAACCAGGCCTCGCGCTCTTTGTCCAGCGATAAACCATCTGAAATATTCATTACACCCGGCATAAACGCAGCTCCCTGACTTCCTGTATTACCTGTTCGAGCAATTCACGTTCACTGCCGTGGATCTGCTGCCATGTTGCCGGGGCTGCATGGAATCCCGTTTCGTAACATGCTCGGTGGTGCTGCGGGCATAAAGGGAGTACGGAATAATGATCCGCCCTTTGCCCCATGCCCTGCCCGTTGCGCACATGATGCAGTTCCGCACGGGATGCCCCGTACCCCATATTACGGCAGCAGATACAGCCGAGTTCGGCCACATCCGACAGCCATTGCTGTTTTGCTTTGGTCTTTGATTTGGTCATTGGTCTTGCCTCTCAGGTAAAATCTAATAACTGTGCTGCCGCATTCTCAGCGGCCTGTTGCGTGGAAAAATTGCGGTACAGAATGAAGTTCCACAGCACATCGAGCGTGGATTTATAGAGTTCGCCAAATTGCAGGTCGTCCATTTTGGCAAAGCTGATTGATTTGGCGACACGGCGCAGGCTGCCGTCAGGCATTTCGTAGGTGTCATACTGCCCGGCCTGTTCGATAGCCCAGGAGCGGAAAGCGTCAAAGGATTTTGTCGCGGTAATATTCTGAGCGCGTTTTTGTGCTACCTCATCGAGATAGACGTCAGCCGCTGACTGCAGAGCATCGTCATTGTCCGTGTAATAAGCCAGGAATTTCACATATCCGCGAACCAGTTCTTTTTCTTCCGGCGAAATGGTACCGCCGACCGGTTCCCAATATTTATAACCGAGGTTCAGGAGTGCGAAGTATTTACGGTGAAATCGTGGGTTACGTGCCTTTTTGAAGTCTGCTGACAGCACATCACCGCACTTAACTTTTGAATGCAGGTAATCCCTTGCTGCCGGATTTGCTGGCGCAAGAGTATCGTTGGGGAGTTTGATAAAGCTATGCTGTGCCATGTAAAATATCTCTGGTAGCACAGCGGGTATTCAGGGTGCCGGTTGTTCAGGCCAGCATCCAGAATAATACATTGATATAATGAATGTTACTAGCTTTCATTAGACTGAATCGCCACGGGTTTAACAGATACCTCTTAGTCATTAAAAATGACTTAAAGAGAGGTTCATATAAGCAGTAGCTGTAGGTCTTAATGCGGGTCAGCAGCAATGTCTGGGTGGAATAATTCAGTAAAATATACGTGAAGGTAATAGACTATAACTAATAAGTTCCTTAAAATCAGTTTTTTTAAGTATAACTAAGGAAAATAATTATGAGCCCAACCGATTTAGATAAACGAATAGAAAAATATAGAAAAAAACTATCAGATGCTGCCAAACTTGACCACATCCATTATAAAATTATATTAAAACAAATTCTGTATGAGATTGTTCTCGATCTTAAGTTTCGTATATACACCGAAGAAGAAGCCCAGAAAGTATGGCGTTCTGTTCTGCCTGGCTTTGGATTGGAAGGCTACGACGAGATATCTGAAAGTTTCGATAAGAGTGAAATTTACAAAATTTCATTTGATGCTGCTGATGAATTAGCCGAAATACTATCTGCTTATAGAAGGGATAATAAATGATTGCAATTATCAGCCTCATTGTTTCTATCACCAGCTTACTTATTTCCATTGGTACTTTTTTTGCTGCTTACCGTAGAGATAAAAATGCGCTGGGTGTGTCAGAGGAAAACACGTATTCGAGAATCCAAGATGCTGAAGATACTAGGGCAGATTACTCCATGGAAATTGCATTAAAGGCAGAAGAATGGGAACAAGTGAATACACCCCAAAAGTACGCAATGAGCGTAGCGGAATGCAAAATGGCAGACCATAAAATTGAGCGAGTGCTAAACGCTTATGATATTGCCTGTCAGCGTTACATTGATAATAAGCTTGATAGAAAACGGTTCAGTAGGACATACGGTAAGAGAATTGAGGAAGTCTGCAATAATCCTGATTTTCGCAGGATTAAAGATCGGACAACTCACAAGTATACTGCGCTGGGTAATGTAAATGACATGTTAAATAATCCAGAAAAAAAATAGTGCTTCCATAATGATAGAATCTCAATAAAGATTATATTGGAAGGTGTGGTTTTGTTGCGCTATTCTTAATTATAAGAAAGTTAGTAATGACCACTACTGACACAGAGCTATCCATCTGATGGATGTTAGCTCTGTGTCATATTTGTGCTAATACAATAAAGCTATTACATGCGAAGTTTTAACTCATGCCATCCGAGTGTATTCCAGCACTCAGCATCACCAGCCATACAACATTCCACCACTGGTAGTTTCTCATCACATTTCCAACAAGTTCTCTTACTAAGTTCCTCAATTTCAGATTTTAGCGACCAGTCATCGATTCTGATGAGCACCGTTAGGTAAGCGATTGAAGTACTTCTATCCAGTACAGGTTAATTAGAGTTTCAAAATATTGTACTCCTCTGAAAAAACTGTATCATTAAAAAAATTTACAATTAGTGTGATTTTTATAGGAAAAGATGAATGACTATCCGTAAGAATATAAAAATTAACAAGTTATTACTTGACGTAAATAACCCTAGGTTTCCTGACTCGGCAGACAATCAGCGAGATGCCATATCAAAAATGCTAGATATTCAATCTGATAAAATCATAAACCTTGCTGAAGATATAATAAATAACGGTTTGGACCCATCAGAGAACATTCTTGTTTATGAAAGCGAAGATGAGAAAGGATTTTATGTTGTAGCGGAAGGAAATCGCAGGATAACAGCATTAAAGCTACTATCTTCTCCTGAGTTGGCTCCAAATGAAAAATTAAGGAAAATTTTTGACAAAATGCAACATACTTTGAAATCAGAAATAAATAGCGTAGATAATTGCGTTATATTTGATGATGATTCTTATGAGCACTGGGTCAATATGAAACACACAGGACAGAATGCAGGCATTGGCCGTGTTGATTGGACAGCCCCAGAAAAAGCAAGGCACATGGCCAGATCTGGTAAGTTATCATTCGGACATCAGTTACTTGAAAGTGTACAAATAAATTTCAATCATGATGATAATATTAAATTTAAAAAACATCTAAAGATATCTAACATTAATCGTTTGCTTGATGATCCAGACGTTCGCAAAAAAATGGACATTGATGTAAACAAAAGTTATTTATATTGTTATCAGCCTCACAGCCGGTTCTTGGAACAAATAAATAAAATATTAACAGCAATGATTGAAATTGATGATGGTGGAAAAAGAATATTCACAGTTAATCGTATCCGGAGTAAAGCAGATAGAGCTAACTTTATTGCTGAACTTGATATAGAACCTAGTATTGAAAAATTATCAAAGCCATGGCGAATAATTGACAACAATAATAAAGATGAGAGTGACACTACTAATAGCAACACAAACATCAACAACACTTCGAAAAAAGATAATAATTCTGAGACAATAAACTCACCAGCTAAATCTACAAAAGACACATCGCCAGTAAATTACAAACCAGATGATAATAGCCACCCAACGATTAATGAGCCAAAATTAAAAAATAAAAATACACGTCCCCCAAAATGCGACAGAAATAACCTTATACCCTCGAATATTAAGTTAAACTTTGGTTCTCAACGAAAATGCTCCCGTATTTTCACTGAATTAAAAGGTCATCTAACATTTGATCTCAGCCCTGTGTCTATATCTATAATGCTAAGAATTTTTATTGATCTATCAGTTACAGTTTTCTCAGAAGAGAACAAATTAATACACAAATATAAACAGAACAACAATGGCCGAGAGCCTGGCCTGCATGATAAAATTGTTCTCTGTGCGGATTTCTTACAAAAAAATGGTAAATTAACAGGCTATGAGTCTAAAGCCGTAATGGCGGCATCAAACCAAGTAACAAAATCTAATGGTTCATTACAGCAATATGTCCATAACCCCAGTTTGTTACCCACCAAAGAAGCTGTCAATACTGAATGGGATAACTTTGAGCGTTTACTTCAAGAAATCTGGAAGTAAAAGCTAATATTAACAGGGTGTTAATATGGACACCCTGTTGCTTTTAAAGTATAATAACAAAAATGTGTCATGAGATGGATATTTTTAATGTATTATACTCCGTTACGTTACCCTGGCGGAAAGGGTAAATTGTCATATTATATAAAGTCATTAATTACTGAAAACTCACTTAATGACGGAGTGTATATAGAACCCTATGCTGGTGGTGCTGGTGTTGCATTAGAATTACTAATGCAGGAATATGTCCGTTATATACATATTAATGATATCGACTTTGCCATCTACAGCTTCTGGAATTCTATAATCAATGACACTGATAATTTTTGTAAACTAGTAAATGACACTCCCGTAAATATTGAAATCTGGGAAAAGCAAAGAAACATACTGCTGAATACCGATGAACACTCAATGTTATCTGTTGGTTTTGCTGCGTTTTTTTTAAATAGAACTAATCGTTCTGGTATTTTAAAAGCCGGTGTGATAGGTGGAAAAAAACAATCGGGAGACTGGAAACTTGATGTTAGGTTCAATAAACTTGATTTATTGAAAAGAATAGAAAAAATATCAAACTATTCATCCAGAATCCATCTCCATAATTTAGATACGCTGGATTTACTAGATTCACTTACAAATATAAAGCCTGACAAAGCATTATTATACTTAGACCCACCTTATTACATAAAGGGTCAAGGTTTATATAGAAACTTCTATAATCATGATGACCATATCTCTGTTATGTCTGCACTGAAGAATACCAATTTTAAATTTTGGGTTGTTTCTTATGACAACACTCCTGAAATAAAAAAAATTTATAATGATTTTAGAATAAAAGAATATAGCCTCCAATACACTGCAAATGAAAAAAAAACTGGTGGTGAAGTTATGATTTACTCAGAAAACATAAAAATCCCTAAGATAAAACTTGGAAAATAAAAAAACATAATACTTTATAAATCCATCATTATTAGATGAATGAAATACACATCATTTCAAAATACTATTAACTACCACCGCTCACCTTTTTCAATAACCACCCGCACGTCGGTCCTGTGAATCCTCTGCATTCTGAGCTGCTTAATCAGCAGGCCACTGAGCGCGATTGTGAGGCAGACCTGCAGGTAAATAATTTGATTGTCCTGACATACTCACACCCTCTGTTTCTTTGGTTCAGGGGCAGACTGATACGGATTTTCCCTGGGCCCGACGCGCGGCATGCAGCTGGTCTAAGTGACAGTTGGTATGGTCACAGCCATCATCCGGCATGCGGGGATAGTTATCACGCACGAGAGATTCGCACGTAACAGGGTCTTTGATTATCATGGTCTTTGCCTCTGTTGGTCTTAAAATGCTTTGTCGGCGTAACGGCGTCTTTTAGGTGCTTCTGCCTGTTGCTGCATGTGGCTTACTTCTGCTGCTGAAATCTGGTCGGTTGGTAGATAGTGGCCGTTTTTAAATTCCTGATACACGGTGCCGGTTTCTCCGTGCCGGTTCTTCTCGATGATGATCTCCGCATAATTTTTTGCCGGGCTGTTCGGGTTATAAACCGCGTCCCGGTAGGTGAGGAAAATATAATCTGCATCCTGTTCCAGGCTGCCGGAGTCACGCAGATCCGCAGCCACCGGGCGGCGCTGGTTCAGTGGTCGTTTATCCACGTCACGGGATAACTGACTCAATGCAATAACCGGTGTGTGCAGACGTTTAGCCAAGCCTTTCATACCGGCCGATATCGCAGCAATCGCCAAGTCGTTACGCTCCGCTTTAGGCTTTTCAATCAGCCCGAGGTAGTCGATGAAAATGCCTTTTGTGGCCGGGTATTTTCGCTTATGGCGCTCACTGATGGCGCATATCTGATCAATGGTCAGATTACTGGCATCGATAATGTGAATATCCCGATCTTGCAGATAGCCTGAGGAGGCAATTACTCGCTGCCATTCTTCATCATCGAGATCACAGTTGCGTAATTTTGAGGCAGGTAACCTCGCCGCCCCTGAAATCATTCTTTCAACAATCTGCATGTTGGCCATTTCCATCGAGAACATCAGAACGCCATCACCTTTAGCTGTCATGCCTTCCATCATCGTGAGTGCCAGCTCAGTTTTACCCATCCCCGGCCGACCACCGATAAAAATCAGGTCAGTCTGGTTAAAACCACCAATTTTGTTGTCTATTGCCTCAATTCCTGTCCGGACGAGCATTCCGCTTTCTTCTCCGCGGGTGCGCTTATCAAGAATATCAATGTATCCATCAAGCAGGTCACTGATGTGAACCGGTACCAGGCTTTCTTTCTCGCTGGTGATCAGAGTGAACTCGCTGCTGAACTTCTGAATGACGCTTTCGGCCTGGTCATGAGTGGCCGCGTCAGTAATTTCTTTCTGAAATTTATTTATCAGCGCTGTAATTTTGCGAACAGCCGCATAGTTCCTGACTTTTTCGGCATACCCTTTCAGGTTTGCGTATGAGATGGTTTTTCTGGTGAGCTCCATGATATGAGCAAAATCACCATTTCCCCCGAGTGCGTCCGCGATAAATACCGGATCGATAATTGCACTCGTCAGTGCCTGTTTTTTTATTTCCCGGTACACCCTGGAAAAGTACCCGACACTGAAAGCGTCATCAGGCAGTGTTGCCAGAACGTCATAGGCATCCTGAGTGGCACCACCGGCCAGCAAACCACCAATGACAGCGGCTTCTAATTCCTGCTCACTGAACATAATCAATTACTCCGGTAGCTTGGCCAATTGAACGACAGCACTGCGCCGCCTTCCAGCATGCGGTCAATAACTCGTTCACCCAGCAGCGGTGCCAGTTCGTTCAGCGGCAGGTTGCTGATCATGATGGTCGGCAGCATGTCCTCGTACCGGTCGTTAATCACTTCAAACAAAATATTGCGCTCTGAGTCAGTTCCGTACTGCACCCCGATTTCGTCGATAATCAGCAGACCCGGCCCGCAGTATTTTTCCAATACGTCGAGCTCGCTGTATTCCGCATCACCAGCCCATGTACGGCGAAAAGCCCGGATAATACGCGCCGCTGTGGTGATAAATACCGATTCCTTCGCCTCAGTGGCAACCTGACGGGCGATTGACACTGCGAGGTGTGTTTTCCCAGTTCCTGGTGTTCCGCACAAAATAAGTGCCTCTCCGGCGGTTTTACGGGACAGCCATGTGTCGGCATACTCGCGGCAGATTTTCAGATTGCTTTCCGCATCCGGATTCGCCGGGTGATACGTCTCAAATGTCGCTGCAGCAAAACGCGGCGGGATGTTCACGTTCAGTTCGTCAGACATGCTTACCCCCGTTCACCCATGCCGCTGAGCGGCTCTCATAGTTTTTATCGCTGAATCCGGAGTGTGTGCTCGGCTTAGCAGGTTTCCGACCTGTGGTGCGTTCCGGGAATATTCCCTGCCAGCCGTTGGCAATCGAGTCACACAGCACAGAATCAGGATCCGGATGCCCGGCCAGCTTTTTGCCAATCTGCCGGCAGCTGGTTTCCGTCAGTGGTTTTTTAATCTCCTTCCGGAATTTCACCCAATCCTGCCAGACAGGTTCGCTGACGTTTTCCGGACGGGCTGACAACGGGTCAAATTTCACCGTGGATTTTTTCTGCGTCGCAGGCTTCGGATCCTCTTTTGAATTTACTGATGGATCATGTTTTGAATTTACTGATGGATCGCCTCCAGATTCTGGAGGGTGAAAACCCCCTTTAACGCCAGAATCTGGAGGGTCAAAACGCCCGGAATTACTGTTTTCTGACCGGTCGGATTCTGAACCGTCAGAAACTGGAGGGTGAGAAATTGCATTATTTTCACGCTGTTTTTTCAGCTTTGCGATTTCCTGCAACGCGATAGTTTCCAGCTTATCGACATTGAGAAAATATAAATTCGATGCGTTACGGTTACCGTTCCGGCGCTGTTTTTTTGTCAGCCAACCATCCTTTTCAAGCTCACTGCATGCATCGCGGATAGTGCTGACTCCTGCCCCAATCTGCCGGGACAGTGTTTCTACGCTCGGATAGCTGATCCCTTCATCACTGGAGAAATCAGCCAGGCGAACCATAATCATCAGTTTTGTGCCTTTCACACCGGAAACGGCACAGGCATCCCATACGTAGCCCTGAATTTTATTACTCACGTCACACCCCCAGTGCTCTGGCAATATCGCGGCATGCGTTCTGATACTGTTCAGGGGTCAGATTGCGCTGCAGTAATTTTGCTTTCATCTGCTCGTACTGTTCCCAGACACTGAGAGCCGCAGCACGTCGTCCCTCAAAAATTGGCCGTATTGTTTCAATGTCCGTCGGGTCGCCGTTATGCATAAATCCGTTGCGGTAGGTGATTTTTTCGGTTGTATTCAGCATTGGTCTTTGCCTCTTTCTCATGCGCTGGTCATGCGCATCGCATTTAATGCGGTTACTGCTTTTGATATGCACTGTGACATGTCACGACTGCCTAAAAGTGTTTCGCTGATTGCTGCAGCAAATTCTTTGATTGCCAGGGAAGCCAGATAATTAACCGACTCATCCCCGTTAACCCGTGCCAACCGGTCAGCAGGTAGTGCAATTTTGATTGCCGGGATCAGCTCACCGAATTTTCTCGCTGCTGCCGGAGAATTACCGCGCAACCAACGGAAAATTTGCTGCCTGTTGTTATTAATCGCTTTCCAGTCTGCGTTACCGGCACTGTCTTCTATCGGGTGCAGGCGTGACGGTTTATCACCACGCAGTATTAAAAAATGTGCCCTGCTAATTTCGATTGCGACATGCTCCTGTCCCTTTTCTGCCGCCCATAATTCAATCTCATCCTTAATTATTTTATTGTTATTCATCATCTTGCGTCTCCTGTCGCGAAATTGATTATGAATAATCAGTTTTTTAACTGGCTTGCTGAGATAATTCACCACGGTCGGGTAAGCCATCAGCAATGTTCGGATAAATTTCTGGCGCTACCTCATGGGGAGTTATTTTCCAGCTGAGGCACTCACACAGACTTAAAACTTTTTGTGCCGGCACTCCGTTTTTAAACCACAGATTTACCGTTTGTGGTTTTATTCCCAACCTGCGGGCAATTTCTGACTGGTTGGCCAGTGTGACAATTTTGCTTTTAAGATTTGGTGTCATATCGGTCTCCTTAACCTGATTACAAGTTAATCTTACAATTACAAATTGGTGATTTCAAGTTTTTCTTGAAGTGATGAGTACAAGAAAACCTTGTAATATGACATTATGAAAAAGAATCCTAATGAAACATCAGCAGCCAGAATCAGCCAGGTTCTCACAGAGAATGGATGGTCACAGTCTGATCTTGCCCGCAGAATTGGTGTAAGACCTCAGTCAGTCCAATTCTGGGTAAGCGGGAAAACGGCACCAAGCGGAACAAATTTATCTGCATTGGCTTCTGTGTCCGGCTATCCGGAACACTGGTTTTTAATGGATGATATATCTGGAGGACCAGCCCGGCAGAGAGTTACAGCAAAAAAACATGATTCATATCTTGTTGAATTACTTGATGTTGAAGCAAGTGCTGGCCCGGGCATCATAACAAAAGGTGAGTTCATGGAGACGATCAGATCGATTGAATACACCTCCGATGAAGCTTTACGCCTGTTTGGACACCGGCCAAGTGAAAACATAAAAATGATCACTGTTGCCGGTGATAGTATGCAAGGTACAATTAATCCTGGTGACCAAGTTTTTATTGATGTCCACATAAATTACTTTGATGGCGATGGTGTATATGTTTTTGTCTACGGACAAACATTACATATCAAACGGTTACAGATGATTAAAGATCAGCTTACAGTTATTTCCGATAATAATAATTATCGTGACTGGCAAATCACGAAAGAAGACGAAGATAAATTTTTCATTGCCGGAAAAGTGCTGATTAGTCAGTCCAAAGTTTACAAGCGCTACGCCTAAATCCCTATTCAACATTAAACTTTAAATTACAAGGAATTATGCTCCTTGTAATTTTTAACACCCGCAATTACAAGTTTTATTTGCAATTCAAGCTTGCAATTTTCAGTTTTTACTTGTAGATTTATTTCCATCAAAACCCCACAGCGGGTATTCAGGATAAACGTTCACAGTTTTACGCCAGCACCAGGAAACAAATAACGCCACGAAGATGGCAGAAGAGGCAAGACGACCTGACACCCCGGAAAGACGGGGATCTAATCAAAACGGGGGTTATATGAAAGAAACCGATAGCACCAAAAGCAGAGAGCAGGAAATAAAGGATTACGTTGGCTTTGTAATGAGTGACGTTAACATCCTATCCACGAGCATGATCCCTAAAATGATTGAGGCGGGATCTAGCCTTGATGATATCAAAGACAAAGTGGACATACTGGCGGAAGCGTATATCTACACGCGATTAAAGGTACTGCATGAAGGTCGTAAATTAATTGAAGATATCAACAAATATGACGCCGCCATGAATGCAGAAATGACGGCCCTGATTAAATCGAATGCCCGTAACTACGAATTGGGAGACAGCTTCACATAAGGCGAAGTAAATCCAAAGCGGCTTTTTCTGCGTCTTCAATTGCTGTTTCTGATTGGAAAGATGTCAGTAAGTGAGGGTACCTTGCAGCCTGACTTAAATGGCTAATTTGATGTTTAACTTCTTCCCTTTGTTCTGAGGTTAACACATTAAAAATAGCTTTTAACAAAATATGCTGCGCATCTAATTGCTGTTCCAGATTTTTATTATCCATAATTCAGTTCCTTAAACACGTTGCGGTGACTGAATTATACACAGATTCCTTGCGTTGCGGAATGCAGGAACCTCAGCAGCCTGATGAGGGTAAATAATCAGGCACCGGATTTCAGACGTAAAAAAACCCACCGAGGTGGGTTCTTTTACCCGGAGTCGCCGACCAAAGCTAATCCGGAGTTCTGCTGACGGGACCAACCGTCAGAAGAGGCAAGACCAATGACGAATCATTGGAAACATCATTTTAAAGGAGTTGCTATGAAAGCACAACCTGACACTCTCAGTGTTACGCTTTACGTCCATGCACAAAAACAGTTTGACGGAAGTATCGCGTATTCAGTATTCACCCACAAATTCAAAGCGACTGATGGCATGGGCTTTCCTGTTGCCGAGTACCAGTTTGAATTACCTGTCCCCGCAATCAGCAAATTCGATTTAGTTCAGGCCGAAATTGACAGTTTACGTGCAGAACAAAACAAGATTCTCGCTGACGCAGAAGTTAAATCAGGACTGCTTGAAGATCGTATCCAGGCGCTGCTATGTCTGGAGGGCAAAGTTATTTCCAAAGACGACGAAGCATTACCTTACTGACCAGAGGCAAGACCAATGACCAATTATATCTGTGCATTTAATCCCATAGATGCGGCACTTAAAGACGGTGCTGTGACTGTTGCAATCACGATTTCCGCCAATTCCGAGAAGATGGCCAGAGCAATGGCCGCCGTGATGCTGGAGGAAACTTACCCTGAAAATACAGGGAAGTTTGATGTGGCGGCACCAATAATCTGCGAAGCTCAGGCAGGCAAACCGGCACCGGCCGGTGATAGCTTTGATGAACATTTTGCCAAAGAGTACGAGTTCAACGGTACTGACTGGCAGAAACGTGAAGAAAAAATGGTCGTATTTGCAAAAACAGCACCTGTTGTGCGTATTGCCGCCATCCTGTTGTACGGGAAAACGCAATTTACCCGTAGCGAGTACCTCAAAGCTGTCGATTTTGTTCATATCGGTGACGAATACCCGCTGCTCCGGAATATAGCCAAAGGTGTCGCGGCCACGCCCGGGGTATCCCTGCTTAACGAGCAGGAACTGGAAGCGCTGGTGAATTTTGTCATGCAACAGGCACCGGACAGCATCACCGAAAAAGAGGCACAGAAGCTGGCAGAAAAATACTTATACCCTGCTGCTGAACAAGCCACAGGACAGCTCCCGATCACGGAACACAAGCAACGCGATTTTGACCACAATTATGCAACACTGGATCAGGAAATAGCTCTCGCCCTTCTTCCCGGTGATTTTTCACCGTGGGAAATACAGCCAAGCAAACTTACCGCTGCGAAAAAGCTGATCAGTGATGAAGATGAAAACTGGCGGCGCTGGTCTACTGAGTTCCGTATTATCCCGACCGCATTGCAAATCCCCCGTGAAACAGTCTTTGCTATCGTGCGTGAAGGAAAAGAGTTACCTGACCTGATGAGCGATGCTGCGGCACGCAAACAGTTTGTGACTGACCGGGTCAGTTCAGATATTCCGGAAGATAAACCACCCGTAGCAGCAAAGCAGGAAAAGACCAGGCGCACACGTACTAAAAAAGCAGATAAACCGGCAGAGAAACCAGCTCCGGAAGTAGCGGCCAACGATGAACCGGCTACCATAGCCCAAACACCGGAACCGGCTCATGCCGAGGAACCAGCTACTGATGACTTCCGCAGCCGCGCCGAAGTGATTGCCGAGGTTCTGGCAGACACGGACAATCTGAGTATCTGGAAGCAGGTACAGCGCACAGATCCACGCTTTACCAAGCCTTTAGAGGGCGCGGGATTTCAGGGTACCAGCATTAACAGTAACTACATGTTTATGCGTGCTACCGAAATTTTCGGACCGATCGGTGAGGGCTGGGGCTATGAGGTGGTTGAAGAAAAATTCCTGGACGGCAAACCGCTGACTGAACCTGTTCTGGAAAACAACAAACAGGTTGCTCTGCGTTACCTGCGTGACGCAGACGGTTCTCTGTTCTGCGAGCAAAATCATTCAATAAAAATCCAGTTTTGGTACCGCAGCAAAGATGGTAAGTGCTGTTATTTTGAAAGCTATGGCGCGACACCATACCGCTATCAGACCCAATACGGCATAAAAGTTGATAGTGAAGTCATCAAAAAATCACTGACAGACGCGATTAAAAAAGCGCTGTCAATGCTCGGATTCTCTTCTGATGTGTTTATGGGTATGCACGATAACCCTGAATACCTCATCAAAAATAAAATGGAATTTGAAATCAAAGCGGCCAGCGAGAACGCAGAGGACAGCGTCCGGATACGCGAGGAGCTGGACGAGAAATTTAAACGCAACACGGAAACTATGCGGACGGCAGTCACGACCAATGAGCTGCGTGGTATCGCATCCACCCTGTCACGGGAGATTTCCGTACATGTTAATAATGCAAAATCCCGTGGCGATAAAGAATATCAGAAATACCTCGAGGGCCGCCTGCGCCGCCTGAAAGCTATTGAAGATGAATGTTTAACCGCACTGACTGAAAAACAAGAGGCAGACCAATGAGTACAACCGCTATCGCATTAGCCGCAGACTATGAAAAGCTGCAACGACTGGTAGAGACTGGTGAATTCACCCCGGAAGAAATAGCCGACACGCTGGAAGGTATAGAGGGCGCACTCGGCGATAAACTGGACGCGATTATGATCCACGTCCGTAACCTTGAAGGGCAGGCAAATACGCTGGGTGAAGAAGCCAAACGCCTGGCGGATCGTGAAAAGTCATTTAAGCGTCAGGCCAAAGACCTGAAAAAATATGCACTAACCTGCTTACTGGCATCCGGCCAGGACAAACTGAAAACAGTGAAAAACACATTTACCGCGGCAAAAGGTCGGGCATCAGTAGTCATTGACGATGAATCACTTATCCCTGATTCACTCGTTGATGTACAAACCATCGTGTCACCGGATAAAAAAGCCATCAAAGAGGCACTGGAAAACGGTATTGCAGTTCCCGGTGCACATATTGAAATTGGTGAACGTTCATTGATGGTCCGGTAATTACCCACGGTGCCCGGCAACCGGGCACTTTGTTTCAGCGTGACATGTCACGATAAGGCAGACCAATGCTAAAACACCAACACTACAAAGACCGGCCGGTAAAGCTCACGTTCCCTGACGGCAGTCACGGCTACATCCATACAGACCGTCGGTGTGATGTGTATTACGACCTGCCTCCGCAGGTGAAAATTGAGGCCCGTAACGAACCACAGCAGAAGGATGAAAGCAAATGATATATGGATTGTTCATGCTGATTTGCTCTGCCACCAGCTGCGAGTACCAGCCCTACGGCTACGTTTATCCGGATGAAAAAAACTGCCTGATGGATAAAGAAACACTGACCGTGAAGGGGATTTTGTCAGAGTGCTATCTGATCGATGAAATTATTTCGGCCGATTTTGCTCAGACAAAAAGTTGATTAAGCATAATCAGTTTTATTTCGCCACGGTGATTACCATGATGCCAATACCATTACAGGGGAAAGCATCATGGAACCGTGGCAACCAGGACAACAATTACTGACCGACTTTGATATTAAATTAGGCCGTCTGGCTGCGAGTGCAAAAAACAGACCATGCACTCCGGTAGATATTAAACGCTCATGCGATACGGCTGACCTTCTTATTTTATTGATGATGAGGCAAGACCAAAATGAAAAACGAGAGTGACGTAATTACCCCGGACGAAATGATAGAACTGACCGGCTATCAATTCCCGTCAAAGCAGTGTGAGGTATTAGAGCGCGCCGGTATCTTTTTTATAAAGCGGCCGGATGGATACCCGAAAACGACCTGGACGCATTTTAACAGTCCACTGGCTAAACGACAGACATTACCAGCATCAGAAGAACCTGACTTCGGAGCTATGTGATTATGGGGAGGAAAAGGAAAAATCCTGCTGATAACTGGATGCCAAAGCGGGTTAAACGGGGCAGATCTGCTTTTGAATTTATTACTCCGGATAACAAAACAATCCGGCTTTGTGATTTTTCATGTACTCAGGCTGAGGTATGGGTAGCATACGAAAAACTGATAGACGATCAGAAAAATGAGGCAACATTGACAGCATTGTTTAACTCATTTTTCATTTCCGCCGACTTTACTAACCTGTCACCGGAAACACAGAAAGATTATCGTAAATATTCCGGCAAGCTATTACCTGTATTCGGGAAAATGCAGCCTGATAATATAAAGCCTGAGCATATCCGTAAATATATGGATAAGCGCGGCACTAAAAGCCCGACACAGGCAAACAGGGAAAAAACGCTGCTATCCCGTGTTTTTGGCTGGGGTTATGAGCGCGGACTGGTAAAAAGCAATCCATGTAAAGGTGTGCGGCAATTCAAGGAGCAAGCCAGGGATCGCTATATTACAGATGATGAATATAATGCGCTCTATTCCGTATCCCCTGTAGTTGTCAGGATAGCAATGGAAATAGCGTATCTCTGCGCAGCCCGGCAAGCTGATGTTTTGGCATTAACTTATTCGCAATTAACAGAGGATGGTATTTACATTAAGCAGGGAAAAACAGGTGTAGCACAAATAAAGGCATGGACGGAGCGCCTGCATGCAGCTATAAACCTGAGTAATACTCTCCCCCTTGATTCTGGTATCAGCAGTATTTATGTACTTCATCAATCCAGAGGATCCGGGTATACACGGGATGGTTTCAACAGTCGCTGGAGAAAAGCCAAAGAAGCTGCAGCTAAAAAATTCCCGCACCTGAATTTTAACTTCACCTTTCATGATTTGAAGGCTAAAGGTATTTCAGATCTCGATGGACCACTGTCAGAAAAACAGAAAATATCGGGGCATAAAAATATCACTCAAACCGCCCGGTATGACAGAAAAGTGATGGTTGTTCCTGTTGTCGGTGGTCAGAAAAAGACAGTTTGA